TTGCTTGGCTTAATGCGTTTTCTTCGTTATAGAGCGTTTAAGGGCTTTTCACGAAATTAACCAAAACTGAGCGTAAAGTTTACGATCTGCTGGCTGTGCATTGCCGGACGGGAGGTTATCAAATATCACTTATCATGCTTGCTGACAGGTTGGGAGTGAGTCGGCAAAGTGTTAAGCTAGCGATCCGATCTCTGGAACAGGCCGGAGTAATAGCCATTTGCAGGAGTAAATTGCATGGACGCCAACAAGCTAACGTTTATGTCATCTTAAAAATCAAAAAATAGCCACCTGATAGCGCCTCTGACGCAAGAAAGACACTGCACTCTTATAAGTGGGTTACGCGGTGGGATTTTGCGTTGTAGCGCGTTTTACGGGAAATAAATATACATTCTGTAAACATGAGGAATAACGTTATGTCACAAAGAAAGATCAGCGATGAGGAATTAATCGCTGAACATAACAGCGGCCTGACGTATAAACAGATCGCTGAGAAGTACGGCATGGCAAAACGCAACGTCGAGCGCCTGGGCGCACGGCTGGCGAAACGCGGTTTAATATCCACGCGCCGCGCGCCGGGTTTTGGTGTCAATGGTGAATCATTGCTCGTTGATAAAGATGGCAATGTAATCATGCGCTGGATTAAAACGGCCCGTGACCGTGAGGAAATGGAAAGGCTAATGCAGGCAGCTTGTGACGCATTTACGGAAGAAATGCCGCGCGAGGAAGCCGTGCCAGTGCCGGAAATTGATTTTCAGAAAAGCCTGGCCCTTTATCCGGTATTCGATCTGCATATCGGGGCGCTTGCGCATAAAGCTGAATGCGGAGAAAGCTACGACACCGGGATCGCTGAACGCGTGTTAAATGACTTCTTTGACTACGCTGTAGGCGCTGCACCAACGTCTGAAAAAGCTGTATTGCTTCTCGGCGGTGATGTGCTTCACACGGACGGGCTATTACCAGTGACGCCATCAAGTAATCACGTCTTAGATTGCGATTCACGCTACGCAAAACTTGTTTATGTGGCGATCCGGTCGGTCCGGCGTGCGGTGGGGAAAATGTTGTTAAACCATAAGGACGTCGAGATCCAGGTGTTATCCGGCAATCACGATCAGTCGGGGATGATTTGGCTACGTGCGGCGCTGGCGGCTTTTTACGAAGATGAACCGCGCGTAACGGTTGATGTGTCCCCTGCTATCGTCCACCACACACAATACGGAAAAACATTCCTTGCTTACCACCACGGACACACCATCAAAAAACCAGAAACCTTACTTGCTGCCTGTGTTTCTGACTGGCGGGAGGATTTCGGTAAATCGTCGTCAGTTTACGCTCATTGCGGACACTGGCATCACCAGCGGCTGATTGAATCATCGTTAGGCGTTGTCGAGTATCACGGAACGTTAGCTGGCAAAGATGCTTACTCGACGAATGGCGGCTGGCGTTCACGGCGGCTGGCGGCGGTGATTATTTACAGCCCGGCTCATGGAGAAATTGGGCGCTTTGTTTATTACCCTGAATATTCCATTTTGTAAACATGAGGTAATGCCATAATGATAACTGACCAAGTAAACTCATTGCGGCAGGAGCGCGAAGCGGCTGTTATAGGTGGCCTCCTGTTAGGCGGGCTTACTCCTAACGCGCAAGATGTTCTTGCTACACTCGATCCTGATGTATTCACTATTCCTCTGTACAGGCGCGCGTTCGAAATCATCAGGGCGCAAGCCAGAAACAGAAATCTTATCGACGCGTTATTGGTTGGTGATGAAATCGGTAACGAAAATTTCATACCGCTAATGCAAACGGCGCGATCGTGTCCTTCTGCTGCCAACCTGAAAGGGTACGCGCAGCTACTACAGGAAGAACACCAGCGGCGGCAAATGCTGGAGCTAATGGAAGACGTTCGCTACAAGCTGGAAACGGGGACGCTTGAAGTTGTCAAAGAGACGATGAAAGATTTTGATTCCCGGTATTCAAAATTAAAGGTAACAAAAGATCAGATTATCCCGGTGCTGTTGCGCGATGCTGTCCAGGAATACACGGAAGTGCTAAGTAAACGCATGGAGTGTGGCGTGAACTCTGACAACATCAAAACAGGGATTGACCCACTCGACGAAATGTTAGGCGGCATTAACGCTACTGATCTGGTGCTTATCGCCGGACGCCCGGGGTCTGGTAAATCGGCGTTGGCGTTGGCAATTGCCCGCGCGGCGGCTGGACGCCAATACCCTGGCGGAGAAGGTCAGCGGGTCGGCGTTTTGCTGTTCACGCTTGAAATGTCGCTCGATCAGATGACTGAACGAGCTATCGCTGGCGCTGGGAATTTATCAACGGATTGCCTACGTAATCCGGTAAAACTGGATGACGAAGGATGGGCGCACGTTGCCCGGGGGATGAGCGCCCTTGCCGATCTCGATGTGTGGATTGTTGACGCATCGCAGTTAACGGTTGAGGAAATACGCGCCACCGTCGAACGGATGAAACAGGACCATCCTAATCTTGGAATGGTGATGATTGACTACATCGGGTTAATGAAACTGGCTAAGGCCGAACGTCATGATCTCGCCGTAGGGCAATTGTCGTGGTCATTGAAAATGATGGCGAAAGAGTTGCGCGTGCCAGTGGCGGCGCTGGCGCAATTATCCCGCCGCGTTGAAGAACGACCGAACAAGCGCCCGAACAATTCTGATCTGCGTGATTCCGGTAATCTTGAACAAGACGCAGACCGGATCATCATGGTCTACCGCGACGGCTACTACAACGAACAATCAGTTGCCCGCGAATACATGGAGATCATCGTTTCAAAAAACCGTTACGGGAAAACGGGGACTGTTTACCAGCGGTTTGACGATAACGGCAACATCATTCCATGCAACCAGGCTCGCGCGGCGTCCGCCTGCATCCAGTCAATGCAACAACGTCCGGCAGCAAGCCGATTCTCCACACGAAATAACCAGAATAACGCATCCTTTTAATTAACTTGAGCAAACGGCTTACCGGAAAGTTGATCTCTTTCTGGTGGCTGTTTTCGCGCTTAAAACGAGACGAAAAACAATGAGCATTGAACTTGAAACAAAAGTTATCAATATCCTTGAACTGGACTGCATCGCAACAATGCACCAGCTACGCCAGAAAACCGGATTATCAGCGAAATATGACGAAGCCGGATGTTTGCCTGAGACAATTAAACACTTGATTGATACTGGTATTGTCGAGCGTGTATATACATATTTCGGACCGCGCCGCAGATTATTGGGGTATCGAATTAAATATTTGTATGCACAACGTCGTGATCGTGTGGCGGCGTTATTTAGTGACTACAGCGTTAAGAAGCGTATGCGTGACATTAGCGCGGAAACTGGTATCCCGTGGAATTACCTGTCGCGCACGCTGCGTTTAATGGTACTTGATGAAACGCTTTGCATAGACACCAAAAAACACGGCCTTAACTTTTACTCACTGTTTAAACCTGGGCGCTTTGGTCACGCTAATGATCTCGCGTTTGATTTTGACAGCCGCCTGAATGAATACCGGAAAAATAACGGCCTGTTACCGGATAAACCAGTATTTGAGATCGAAAAACTTAACGGTGAAACGGGGTTAGAATTATGAGACGGGTAATCTTTTATTCAGTTGAAACGTTTGTCGACGATACGCGCGTTTATTATCCGTGGGAAGTATACGACGCAAAGGTGTATACACCGCCACTGATGCGGAAATATAAACACGTAAAATTTAACCGGGTTTTTGTGCCAATGCACGATGCATTGCGGGCGCTGCGTGGGGAATTGCGAAACACAATGCGGATTGTGTAAGGGGGAATTATGGACAAGGATTTAGAATTGACCGTGGAGGATTTAAGCACGATCGCGGAATACATGCGCGGCGATGATCCTGATAAGCCTGTCACGGTTGATATGAAAAGATTAAAGGAAAAATACATGACAAGCTCGCGGCTAATTTCTTTGCAGGCGATTATGTATGCGCGTGCTATATGGCGAAATAGTAACGGTGTATCATGAGGCAAATTAGATTTGAGATAGTCAACGACGCAGTGAAAGAAAATGCTATCAGGCAGATAAGAGAGATCCAGCCTGATAGCAAAAGCCCGCTGATAATCACCATTCAGGAGAAAACCCGCTCGCTAAGCCAAAATGCGTTGCTTTGGGCGCTGTTGACCGACATTAGCGATCAGGTTAATTGGTACGGTAAGAAGCTGTCGCCGGAAGACTGGAAAGCGGTATTCACTGCCGGACTTAAGAAATATGGCGTAGTCCCTAACCTGGATAAATCAGGCTTCGTTGTATTGGGAACGTCTACAAGTCGAATGAGTAAATCAGAATTCAGCGAACTAATCGAATTGATTTACTCGTTCGGCGCGGAACATGATGTTCAATGGTCGGGTGATACGAAATTAAACGAGGAATTTATAAAACGCTGGGGGCAATAATGGCGCGTTATTACATGGCTAAACCTACCGGAATTTTGTATAAGGTTGATGGCGAATATGTTTATTACTTCCACAACCAGGCGCGGGAGTGGCGATTGTGTCACGCTCACTTTCAGCACGAAATAGAAAATCACCCTGAATATTTTATCAAAGTTGACAACGTAACTGTGGCGTAATTGAGGATAAGCAAAATGAATAAACTAAAAGCAATTGGCGTGATTAGCCATCGCACTAACCCTGAATGTTACCCATCGTTTGAGGTAACAACATGCCGCACAGAATATAATTTTGGATCATACTATTTATTGGGTGTCCGCGCTGACACTGGCGGCACTTATTCGGTTATGGCTGCAAGCTGGAAATTTGATAAATACGCTAATTTATCGAATAAGGATGATGACGGCATGAATAAAGAAAGTGAAATCATTGATGAATTAATCGAAGATGAACGCCATGATTGCGAAACACAACAAGAAAAAACAGAATGGAAGCCAGGAGAAAAGCCGCCGTGCGGCGTGTGGCTTGATTGTTATTATCCTGATGGCTATTACATTGGGATTGTAATGTTTAAGTTTATCGGTGATAAATACGGGGTATACACAGAAAAAGGCAGTATACAGAAAGAAAATGCTATTGAATGGGGTTTTTATAATTATTATTTATACGTTGATCCGAAAGAAAAAGCACTGGCGCAAATTGCGTTTGCTCTGGCTACGAAGGTTATTGGTGAGGATGCGGCAGGAGAAATAAATTTCAATCGTGATAATGATTATTCGCGTGATTATCGCAATATGGCGCAAGCTATTATTGACGGATGTATCGGACACGTTGAATACACGGAATAATGGATAAAACAGGGACAATCCTTCTTAGTCGCCCTGCCATCTGCCGGATGCTTGGTGGAATTAGCAGGGGAACATTTTATTTATGGCGTAAAAAATGGGAACGGAACGGAACTCCGTTCCCCTGTCTGGAATGATTAACGACATGAATAATCATTTGTAAAACAGCATGTTATGTTATCTTTGCTTTGGATTTTTGATATTTGGTCACTATTTGGTACACAAAAAGAAACGAGGAGTTAGCCTCGTTTCGCGGCGATGTCTTCAACATCACCATGCTGTTGCTGTCGCACCATCAAGCCCATGCGCGGACGCCTGGATCTAGAACGATGAATTTTTCCAGCGGCGACAAATCAACATCGTCGCCAGTAATGCGCATGTTGACGTAATAGCCCTTTTTCTCAATCAGTACAGGTGTCTCACTTTCTGGATCATCGAATACAGGCACAAAACCAATTTCATCAACAAATACGGTTGACCAGTTGGCGTCCAGCCAGCCGCTCTTAATCACAATATCGTTGTATTGCTGTTTATCAGTAAATTGCAAGCTAACATCTTTCATATTCACCACCTTAAACAATCTCGCTCAATTGCGCATCGGTCAATGCTTTGTGCCATACCCTGAAATTTCTAATGTGTCCAAAAAGATGTCGCACCCCCGACGTGGCTTGCCCGCCAAAACGGATTGACGTAGCACTGACTGCGAATACATTGCCGCTTGGTTTGGTTGTATATTTACCGTTGCACACGGCATCGACCGAAAGATTCTGCTGCGCGCGAACACCAGCAATAAAGTGACGGCTTTCGGGCTGAATTAACGGTTGCACCATTCCTACGTTAGCCGCAATCTCACCCGTGCTAACAAATCCAAGCGATAAGTAATTATCATTACTCCTATTACCTCCAACATCAAAAATTCGAGGCGATTGGTTTGGCGGCGTACCCCAGTTTACGTGCACCTCGACCAGTGATGTGAACGGTAGGGATGATAGATTGTTTTCTGCGAAGATATTGACCATATCGCTGGCGCGCGTTGTCGGTAATGTGCCGGAGATGATATATGAGGACGCCCCTATTCCTAGCTCAACTTGCGGTGTGGTTAGTTCGATATAATCCCCGGCAGCATAACTACTCACTGGCGAGATCTGGAACTGTGCGTTAACCAATGCCGTGGTGGATTGCAGCATCACCACCGCGCGATTCCATCCGGTGACCTCGTCTCTCTCAACTTCTACCGTGATACGTTTCGCAGCGCCACCAGTTTTAGACACTGACAAGTCGCTAAGTTTAATGTATGCGTCGCCGGAGAAAGTCATACTACTCTGATCCGCACCCTCTGCAAAACGCACGCGCAGACGTACATCCTTGTCGGACCGGAATCGGCATGATGCCGTTACATATTTCTCGTCACCAGACGTATCAAGACTGTTAGCCGCAGTTACGGAAGCCATATTAAACGCCGTATTTTTTCCTACACCATCGGCCACGATCACGCACTTACCGTACAGGAAGCCGAAGGCATCCGTGTTTGCAGTTGTCGTAACTGACGGCGAGCACCCCCAGCTTGATGGAGTGTTACCGTTTATAATGTAGTTAGTTCTGGTCCCTTCAACCAGCAGCCCTTCTCGTTCAAAACGTGGTTCGTCAATGGCTGCTTCCTTAAACACACCGGATTTGTTTATATAAGTTGCTTTTGACGCGCGTTTAAATTTAACGATCTTGTCACCTGGTACTGTTGTTTCTTCTTCACCAATAACAATCTTTTTATAGGAAGGGGAAAACCCGGTAATCATGTCGAGAGAGTCGTTAAACGGTATCCATACGTCCGGCAGCGGCTGCAAAACATACGCGTAAGGCTGCGCTGTCTGATTGGCGTATTCGCGGGCCTCGTCTCTGTATGTCTTAGCTGAATCGGCGGCGCTTGTCGCTGTTGTTGCAGCGTTGGTTGCAGTGGTAGCTGATTGTGACGCTAATTTTGATGCTGAAATCACATCTTTGTTGTCGCTGAAAAATTCGACGGCGTCAGCTATTTCTGATTCCTTGCCTTGATAGTAACGCAGTGTTTCGGCGACATCCTGAGCAAGACCATCTACAGAGATCGAGTCTGAAAGCAGGATGCTAAATTTAGTGCCAGCCGGAATAGCAGGACTTGCCGAGGGGGTTACTGATAAACTTGTTGCGCTTTTTACCTCTGTAATTGAAAAAATCTGCACCGGATCGCTAATGGCAATAAGAGTGCAACCAACCCTGATCAGAGATAATGCGGCGTTGAATTCAGTCCCTGTCCCGGTAACTGTTTTTCCGCTAACGGCTATCGTGCCTGTTGTGTAAATCATCGCAATGACTCCTTTGTTATTAGTTATAATATTATACCAACTGTATTTGCTCACACAAAATATGCATATTATTATTTCTATAAGATATTAAATGTTGGGGGAATATCATGGGGCAAGGTTTATACATAGATCTTAATGATGGCCGTCCGGCGATGGAAATTACTTCAGGATTAAGAGCGCCGTCATATTGCGGATCGTTTGGGTCAATTCCCGCCGAAACCACAAGCTATACATTCACAATGCCAACCTGCTTCCCTGGTGGTAGTGACGGTTTTTTCTTTTCATTAAAGCCTGCAACTATAAAAGAAGTTTATCCAACTACTAATGTATGCTGGATCAGCAATGTTACTAAGTTAAACTCTACTCAATGGAAGGTAGATTTTGGTTATGCAAACGGGCCCGGATGGGAAGGTGATACCGTACTGGTTAGCGGTTTGTTTTTTGAAATAGGATACCCAAGCAATAGCGGAGCTGGTTTATATATAAGAGATTCAACTGATTTCACTACGATAACAACGAATTCTAATTTATTATGTTGCACTTACGCTGGGAACATTACGTTTACTGGGACTTATAATTTGCCGTCTGGAACTGTGGTGGCGTTTGGTAGATGGGATGATCCTAATGTTGTTGTTGAAAGATCAGGGAACACCATAAAGTGTACAAGAGTCGCGCTAGGGAGTGATTACATCACCGTTGACGCAACTGTTAACATGGATTTAGTTGTATTTAGAAGGCAGACTCCTGCTGCTGGCAATGCTGGATTGGTAATGAGGAATGCATCCGGTCAGGTTGTGTTCTCAACGGCACAAAGGCCGTTTGTTTTTGGTGGTACATTTAACATGGCTAATGGTAATCAATATATAGGCAATGCATTCGTTCCTATAGCAAGATACGGCGCGTTAACTGAGAAAAACATAAATATGTACTATTATTACTATTACGGCGCAATAAGATCAGGTGGATACATTAGACCAAGCAGGGGGAGTCTGATAGTTGCAAGGACAAATGGGAGGCATGTAAACGCTATCGCTAACATTAATTACCCGCTGTTACCAGCAATGTATTGAAAAATAAAGCCCCTATGTAGGGGCTTTTTATTACCAGTATCCAAGTATTATCACGCCACCATTCGGCAGATTAACTCTAACACCGTTATTATTAAGAATTACGCGCCCGTCGCTCCTCGTCATGCTAAATGTTCCGCCGCCTTGAACAATAACACTACCTCTCACGGTAACGTTGTTAAATTCAGCTCTACCATCTTTATTAATCATCCACCCTGCGGATCCTGACGCGTAGTTAGATGATTGTATCTGCTGTGCGATCTTAGCACTTGTGATTGTTGCGTCTTTGATCCATGCGTCGCGTATATAGCAAGAGCCATTTTGAACGTAGAAAGGCGTTTGATATGTACCGTTTGCGGCAGTCATTAACACAAAGCGATCAACAAGGAAAATACACTGTGACTGAAAGTTAGTCCCGTCTCCAGTCAATCCAAGCGACATACCTGTAGCGTATTTCATGCCGTTGTTATCGGTGGCGAGCTTGATTGAATATGACGCATCAACGTTGCCTTTGAAATCGGTTAACGCTTTCGATGTTGTCTCGATCGCTGTTGTGTTCCCGTTAACGGTCACTTTCAGCTGATCAATTTTGGTTGATAATGCCTCGTCCGCCGTTGTCATGGCCTGCGACCATTCAGTGATGCTTGAGTTTACATCGTCGAAAGATGCCGATATTTGGACAAATTTTTCAGCACTTGATGCCTCGTGAGTAGCGAGCGCCGTTGATATATCTGTTATTTTTGCTGAAATATTTTCATTAATATTGGCTTCAAGTGATGCTATAGCTTCCGCGCGGGCCTGGGTTTCGTCCGCTATTGCTGTGTCGACCCTTGCTATTTCTGCTTTTGTTTTTGTCTGGCCTTTCCTGTATTTTGCCTCAATAACAGTGCTCATTTTACTTTGCGCTATTGAGTTGTTGATAAGTGCAATCGAGGCGTTTTGCAGACTTGCTTTCGCCTGATCTATTTCGTCGCTGTTTTTATCAACCTCATTTTCAACAAGACCAAGCTCCGCACTGATACCTGATATTGCCTGAGCGCGCGCACTTGATTCGTCAGCGATAGCTTGATCCAGGCGGCTAACACTGGCATTTGTGCTATTTTCAAGCGTTGTTAAATCAGCTTTAACCTCTGTTATTGCGTCGCTTCTTGCCTGCATTTCATCTGATATTGCTTTATCGAGACGAGAAACGCTCGCATCAGTTTTGTTTTCCAGGCTGCTGATACTGGCGTTAACGTTGCTTATAGCCTCCGTTCTCGCCTGCGTTTCGGTTGCCATTGCTTTGTCTACTCGGGCTATTTCTCCTTTGATGTTTGAGTCCATCGTATTTATTTCGGCTGTGATGGTTTCCAGTGATTCCGCTGTCGCTTTTTTCTCCTCTGCGATAACGTTGTCGATGCGGTCAATCTGTGCCTTCGTTTCGTTGCGACCTTTCTTATATTGAGCGGTAAGAGTAACCCGCGTGTTAGTTTGAGCAAGCGAGTTATTGATCAGAGCAAGCGAAGCGTTTTGTAAACTTGCTTTTGTCTGTGCCAGTTCGTTGTTAACGTTTTCGTTTGATACCTCTAATGAGTCTATTCTTACCTCATGTTTGCCTATTCCATCGGCGTTTTCTTCGACTTTTTTATAAAGGTCTTCGGTGTCTTTTTTAAGTGTATCTGTGTCAGCTTTAAGGTCGTCGGTGGCTGCCTTAAGGTCGTCAGTAGCGGATTTAAGGTCGTTGGTCGCACTTTCTATAATATCAGTGCGATCGCCAAGATCTTTAATATCGCTAATCATCTCTTTGAATTGCTCTGATTCCATTACATCCTTTGTAACGTAATCAGTGATTTCGTCAAAATCCTCTGTTGGCTTACCTGATGCCTCGACGAAATCAGACACACCAAAAGCATTACGAGTGCGAACATAAACGTAATAAGTGTGGCCCGTGTTCATGCCGCCAAAAGTCCACTGATAACCGCGCCCGGTAAACTGTGCCGACGTGGTTATTTTTGCCGGATCTGTGATCTGGTTTTCCCCTGCATAGTAGAATTCGTATGACGTATCGGTAGTAAGTGTGGTTTTGCTTATCGGGTACACGGTCGCCTGAAATACGCCGGGAACCCAATTAACGCCGATCGGTGCTGCTGGCGCACCGATAACAAGGTCAACGATACTTTCTGCACCCTTCATGCCAGTATCATTTCTTCCGCGAACGCCTAAAGAATACACGCCAGCTTCAATACCATAAAAATCATAACTATATTTCGTGGTTTCATAGCTTTTAACCACCGCACCATCTGCATTGTATATGCGGATCTCGAAGGTCATGCGATGCGTAGTTGTCTGTGTTTCCCATGTAGCGCGGCATTGAACAGTCTCTGACGCAATGTTTATTACTTTCAGGTTTTCTATGTTCGGAACGCGGAAATGATTAAGCGTGTCGTTGTTGATTTCAAATATTGCGCCTTCATCGACTACCGCTTGTTTGTTCGGGTCGTGCTGCGCGGCCTCGATGGTGTACACGCTGTTGTTTTCAGTTTCGGCTACGCTGGTGATCCTGCATAAAACGGGTTTTGCTGCTTCGGTTGATACAGCAAAAACAGTCCCGTTCCGAATCCATGCCGGGGCCGCTGCCAGTGTGATTTTGTTCCCGTTAACACCAGTGATCTGATGTTTTTTAAATTTTCCATCGCTATCAAGAAGACTTATAGTGTCGCCAGCCGCAATATATTCTGAATCGACCTTATCTACCGTTATCACTTTACCATTGTTCGCCACGATGCGACCGCCTAAGCGAGCGCCAGCGCGGTTATTGTCGAGGATCTCGATTATATCCCCTGGCGTAAAGTGAATTGCGTCACGCGCCATTTTAAACGTGAATTTTGACGGCTCGCGTTTTGCTGTTTCTATCAGCCATTTGCCCGCGCGGTGCGCTTGCCCGCGTGACGTACAGCCGAACGCCTCCATCGTGGTTTCGTTGTAACCATCGCGGGCGATTAGCTCATCATCTGCTACATACTCTTTTGATTGCTCCCAGCCGTTTTCCGGGTCAGTCCAGGACACAATCACGGCGTTGTAGCATTCCGCGCGGGAGATACTCGATCGAGTGAACGCCCCGTCAACGACGTTTGCGTTTGTAATGGTGGCGATCGGGTCTTGTGGTGCATCAATCATCACGGTGAGGCGTTGCCCGTCCCATAACGCGATGCCTCGGAACATCCCGGCGATATTGTCCAGTAAGTCGCGGGCGCTCATCTGCTCCGTAATGTAAGCATTAAGCGTCATGCGAGGCTCAAGGCCGCCATAACCATCATCGACCAGCTGATCGCAGTATTGAGAAAGCGTATATAATGCGCCGTCGTCAACGTCAATATAGCCAGCATGACGGGCAAGGCCGAAACGCCTGTTTTTAACCAGATAGCGGAATATCCAGGCGGGGTTATTACTGTATGCCTGTTTGAATCCGCCAAGCCATAAACCGGAATAAGTGCGAGTTTCCGGGTTATAGTTATCAGGAACATCAACAATCAGCCCGCGCAGGTGATAAGTGCGGGTAGGCGTGTCAGCGTACTGATCATGATCAATCACCGCGCCAGCTACAGCGGTGTGAGGATAAGACAAATTATCGTCGATTATTTCGCTGTAACTACTCCATCTCGTATCATTCTGCAATAGATCGCTTGTGCTATCGGCTGTTACACGGCGAACGCGAATATCGAAAGGTCTTTCATTTGGAGCGTTAATGACATGAGATTCGAGATATTCGCCGCTCTGCTTACCCGGGCCGATGGTTACGCTTTTAGCCAGCGACCATGCCGAAAATGAGGATGGTTTAACTTCAATCGCCATCATTACGGATGTGTTATGTTGATTGCTTTGCTCGTCAGACTGCACAAGCGAATCCACGCCGATATTCAGGCGAACGCGGTTTACGTTAGGATCGGAAACAGTCCTGATTATTGGCGTGTCGTGAGTTACCTTAGCGTTAACAATAGTGGTTGATTCAATGCCGTTAAAACCGTTAATCGGAGATTGATCTAACGTGCCGTTACGCCACGCCACACTAACACCATGAACGCTTGTATTTCCGTTTGCGTCAGTAACAGGCGTGTCATTAAGCATCACGCTATTTAATGGCGCTTTTGTATTGACAGGGCCATAAATCGGCCCTTCTGAAATAATATCGAGTACACGATAAAACTGTTTGTGATAAAGGTTATCGTTTATTAATGTTGGTGTTTTTGCTTTACCACCGCCGCCGCTACTCATGGTTGATTCTCCTGTTAACTTACAACGTCTAAGGCGTCTTTATTGTTGGTTGTGTCTATACCTAACGATCCGACGTTTGAACCAACTTTCATTTCACCCAATAAGATAGGAACTGGTCTTCCCTGGCCCACCCTGTTTTCTACACTGGTGTAAGAATTGTTTGTGATGGTGTTATCCTGTGCGCTTTCAGACGATGTTTTCACTTTCATGTTGCGAGACATAAAAATAGAAAAAGCGACACTGACAACTGATATCCCAATCATAATCCAGCCGATCACGCCAATACCTGCAATACCACCTTCGACTATTGGCGCAATAATAACCGTAGTTCCATCTGGATATTTGCTATTGACCGCCGCTGGCGCGGTTTTTTCGTCGTAATCTTTCCCGGCAATTCGTAAGCGCAAAGGAGTGTTTAAAAATGCCTTTTTGAATTCCTGATTCTGCGCCGTCAATAAGCGAAGTCCTTGCGCTGGCGTTTCAACGTTTAAACACACTTTGCTGTAATATCTTCGAAGATTGCCCGTAAATCTAAATTTGAGCATTTATCAGATCTCCATATTGAATGCGTTTGTCGAACATAAGCAGGCCGCATTTGCTCGCGGCGGCTTAATAGTCCGGCATGGTCATGATGCAAAACCGTGTTATCACCCAGGTAAATCATTGCGTGGCATGGATCCGCACCTTTAAACGGCTGTCTGATGATTACGTCACCTGGCTGGATGCTTTGCGCATCAACCTGATAAAACCCGTTTTGCGGCAAGTTTTTTAAATACAGGTTTTCACCGCGCAGCCACCAGCCATCAAGGCGCTCGAAGTCCGGCAGGTCTACACCACAAAGGTGATAGGCGTCACGGAAAAGCGCGTAGCAGTCAGTTACCCCGTGCACAAACTTACGGCCTAGCAGGTGCGCCACCGGGCGAAATTTTCTTATCTTGCCGCCGGAATATAAAAACCACGGCAGACCGGAAATAACCTGCTGTTGTCGATCCCGCGCAGACAATACCGAAATATCATCAACGTGGGAGTGGAAAACGGCGGTTATAACGCCCAATTCGTCCGCTTTGATGTAATCGTCCGGCGAAATCTTGAAGCTGTTGTGAGGCGTTTCAGACACGTTAGCGCACGGGTAAAAATACTCGTTATCTATTACAAGTCCGCAAACTTCCTCAAACGGATGCGCGGCGGCATAACGCGACATTTTGTCTTCCATCCCCATGATTAACCTACCTTGCTGGAACCAGGGAAACAGGAGATCGGCAGTGCTGCCGGGCGCGGGAAACGCAAACGGCAACCGCTAAGGCGGTGACTGCACTTGTCTAACGTTGGGTCACTTGTTGGTGAATCTTTATCCGTTGCGACCGGGCCGCCAGAATACATGCACCCGTCGCCTCTGTATTGCCACTGGCAAACGTCAGCAAGGATGGTGCGCCCAGGAATAACAGCCTTATCTGCATCAATTGGCGTTGACAGTTCATATTGCACCTGATCCGCTGTTTCTTCGCTCATGGACTCCACGACGTAAAAAGACACAGCTTCAATAGATGGATCTGCGTCGGGGTTTCCGTTAGGGAAGTTAACAGCGTCAAGATATTTCACCTCCACCTGGCGGCGCGTAACCTTCATGCCTCTTAGGTCGTTGAAATCGTTATTCATCCCCGTAATTAGCCCGCCGATGTTGGCTACAACCATTTGAGGGCGCGAATAAACGCCTTCGTTTTTCATTTCGAAGCCAGTAGCCTCGATGGGGTAACTGTTGTAAGCCGCCCCCTTCCAGATAACCGGGCCGTAATAGCCGTTTGCGCCGGAATGGAAGCGGATAACCTCGCCACCCAGGGGCGTAAGGTCCAGTTCGAACAAGTCAATTACCGCGCCGACTCCGGCATCGACGGAATCAATAATCATCTCTGTAGGTATATTGCGCATTTTCTCACCTTGTCATTTTGTGATCTGCATCACGCAAGATCATGCCAAAATGGATTGATCCATATTTTTACAATATGTATATTTTACTCAAACGAAGGGGAGTCAACAAAATGGCACAACTTTGAACAAGGTAGAACACTATGAGACCCGCAAAATACGCAGAGAAAGTTTTTGTTGAAGTGAAAGGCGACATGAAAAAATTTATGGATGTTCTTATCAAAGAGATGGGAAAACCGTTCCATATAGCCGAACGTCAGTATTACGCTTGCAAGGCTAATAGCTACAACAGATACGCATGACAATAAACACAAAGGTAACACCATGCAAAATATCGTCTCGATGTATGGATGGCAGGAAGTAAGGATTGGGAAGGTTACGGCTTGTATGATAGTCACGAAATGGCGATCGAGGAAGGTGAAAAACTTGTTCGATTCTTCGGACGCGCCAGGGAATTTAAAATCATTCCAGTACAAATAGCGGATAAGGTGGAAGATATGAACCCGAAAGATATTAATGTTAACTTCAATGTTAATTTTGCCAACTCTATGGATCAGGCTTGTCCTAGTGAAATACACGTAAAAGGTTTCCCGGCAGATGATCCGCAAGCAAAACGTGAATACGAAAAAGCGGCAAAAGATTTCTGTATCGACAACCTGGGAGCGTTCGGCAAATAAGGTGGCAATATGACGCGGCGCAATCACGGTGACTATGTGTACACGTTGAAACAGGCCGCCCGCCTTATCGGTTATCATGAGCACGAATTTATTGATTTGCTGATTGAGCGCGGGGTTTTGTACCAGGTCTGTTTAACGCTGTACCCAAAAGCGAAATACCTACAGGAAAAGTTATTCATCATCATGACGGATGAAAACCAGGTAAACCATTCATTCGTCACTGATAAGGGATTGACATATTTGAAGGGGGCGTTATGAGATGTGCGAACATTACGTTCTGGAGGTGATTATTATCATTATTGGATTGTTATGCATTCTGCTATCGACACTATAAACCCCGCTTCGCGCGGGGTCGTGTTTATACCCTATCAACCAAAAATAAAACTCCCCTTCCCTCTCTCGACCTGCACCCAACATACCCGTCACCAACGTCATGAAGATACCAGATCTCGCCATTGTCATCCTTTACGGTAAGATCTTTGATTTCATAGTCGTCAAATAATGTAAAAGCGCCCGTGCGGTCAACTACACAAATAGCATACATATTGACTTCTCCATTAATTGATAACTTGTTCAAACGTTGCATTCAGAGTGCATACCGGGCCGTCTTTCGCCATGCTCCACTTTCGGCATACAAAAAGCCTTTTCACTCCGTCTGTAGATGGCGTCCAGTAAAACGCCTCGACCGCGCAACGTGCTCTTAAAAATGCGTCAACCTGGAGCGCCACGTTTCCGGCGTCACCGCATCCGGCGCTCGTACCTTTAAAGACCAGCGTATAGCTGTCAAGTAGTGGATTAATCCCTTTTGTCTGGCGCTGTTCATAGCCATCGCCCAGCTTGATAACGGACACGTTAGGCTCACTGTTTACGCTGTAGCTTCTCTGTGGTGTCCATCTGAACACTTCCGGCATACCCCCTCCTGTAAGTTACATTTTGTATATATCTTTACGCACTTCTACGCGAAAAATGAGATATTCGACACAAGAATTATAGCCAATTTACAATATGTATTCACACACGAAGCAACAAGCTGTATACAGGAAGCAAGAAGAAAAGCGGTACCAGCAAGTGAGGCCCAAAAATGAGTAGCTATGTAGTAGTGATGCTAAACAACGCATTCGAGCAAGTGGAAGTAGCAATTGTTAAGGGTTTCGACGACGCATTCAAATACGGTCAATTCATGATGAACGCGAAGAATGATGAATACCGGGATTTCTTCCTGAGGGCGCTTAACTAAGGACGATGGGGTGAGTTATGAAACTGGTAACTATCGAAAAAACCTGAAAGCACAAAAGAATGCACAGGAACGGGTAATCAAGAAAGGCAAGAAGTTGCTTAACGCCTTCCTGAAAAAAGAAGCCCGCCCCAAAAAATTACGTGATGGTTATGGCTTTAAATTCGATATCAATCCTGACTGGCGGCTGTTCAGTGAAGATTTGAATATTTGGTTAATTATCGATCACCTGGAATACAACTGTCATTGCGGAGTGAAAGGCGCTCATAAGTGAGGTGGAATATGGAGGAGGAGAAATATACCTAGCGGGAGATCTGGAACATCTGGTTAGTGATGTTCGGCAGGGGTTACGTCGCACGTAACGGAAGATTATAGGAGGAAAAATGATTATTGACGAAACAGAGTTATGTTACGGAGTTAGGTTAGATCTTGATGAGGATGGTCGGCTGTGGATAACCGAACTTATGGGGACTGAAACCATAGTAATTGAAAAATCGCAGGCAACACAACTTATCGCCGGGCTGCAAAAATTTGTAGATGGCACATTTGAGAACGATCGGGAGGATTAACGATGGATTTAACCGTTATTGGTCACGCACTGGCTGCGGCGACTATACAGGTTGTTATCGGCCTGCTTACTGGTGATTATCTCACTGGCGGCCTGATTGGATGTACATTCTTTTTTGCGCGGGAACACACACAGGCTGAATATCGTTACATAGCGGAATTTTGCGGAGGGAAACGAGAAAGAATGCCGTGGTATGGTGGTTTTTTACCAAAAGCATGGAATATGGCTAGCGTTTGCGACTTCGCCGCGCCCGCATTCCTGTGCTGTTTAATTTATATCCTTACCATGTAAAATAAAGGCCGCTTATAGCGGCCTTAGTGTTATTTGCGGCGCGGTTGCAACATCCCGCCAGGTCTTTGCGATTCCCTTGTTATCATTTTCATTGCTACACGTTCCATTGTCTGTTCAAGTCTGCGGCTGTCTTCGTCACTAAATCCGTTTGTGGTTTGAATGTCGATGTAAACAGGCATACTGATACCGCCGCCGCCGCCGCCAATATCACGCCCCGGGATAACCCTGCCATTCTCGCCGGGGATCATGTATTGGTTGCCGTTAGACGTCTGGAATAGCTCCGGCCTGTTATGTTCCCCGACGCGGTACATATTGCCACCAATTACGCTACCACCATTAAAGCGCCCGCCGCCGAAAATGGATGTTGCCAGCGACGTGATCGCAGTAAGCGCCGCCGAACCAGCCGCCGCCCAGCTACCGCCAGTTGATGCAGCCGTTGCCGCCGCCGCCGGGGCCGCCGCCGCCGCGATGCTTCCCTGAGCGGCAACCGCGCTTGCCGTTGTACTTGCTTGAGTTGCCTTGCTTTGTGTTTCCATCATGATCTGATCTGCTATCCAGTCGGCTGCTATATCAGAAAGTCTGTTGCCAATATTCCCTAGTATATTGCTCCCTAAGTTAGCAAAAACATCGCTCAATGATTGAGTACCGTTAAGCAGGCCGACAAGCGCATTGCTCATACCACCTTTAAGGCCATTAACGCAATCACCGATCAGGCCGTTTGTCTGGCTTTGCGCCTGCCATTGCTCCCATTTCAGATCGCGGATCTGTTGCTCATAGGCTAACAATGCCTGTTTCTGTTGCGCTTCGGTAGCGCCCAGGTCGATAAGCTTTTGCTTACGGACGGCCCATTCATCTTGTACCTGCTTAATAGGGTCAACCTCGCCTTTAAGCTGATTCATCGGGCTTACTATTTGCGCCCATTTATCACGCAATTCATCTACCTGAATTTGGGCTAATTCTTCATCCCGTTCCTTAACTATCCCTTTTTGCGCGGCGCGGTACTCAAGGAGGGTGATTTTACCCTGGGCGAATGCAGCATCAATGGCCTTGCCGTTCTCTAACGCTTTGCGCATGGCGGCGGTGTCTTTATTGTACTGGTCAGAAACGCTTATACCCTTGTCACCAAGCGTATCCTCTTTGCTTTTCTTGCTGCCAGTCTTCTTACCCTTTTTAGGCTTATCAACTGGCTTGTCGAATCCGGTGATCTTGCCGTCGTTGGCTTCTGCCTGTTTCTGCATAAACTCATCATAAGCGGCAGTCGCGTTTTTAATGTCGTTTGCAAAAGTCATGACTTTACCGACTGTAGGGCCGAATTTCTTCTCATTGTTGCTATTTAGTTCTTCCTTGCGCTTATCTACAACCTCCTTCATCCATTTGTAGGCGTCCATAAGTGCCTTGATTGGCGTCACCATTGCGATGATCTTCTCTGCCACCTCGCCAGCCTTCACAGCCACATCATCAAACATGTCGATGAATTCGCCACCAGCCGTTTTGAGTGTATCGAAGCAGGTTTTAGCGAATTTAGCGCCCTCACCTAACCCCTTAACGCCTTTTGTGATTAAGTCGATAGCTGAGACTACGCCATCTGATACGCCGAAAAGATCATCAAGCTGTTCAACAAGCCCCATGATTTCGACTTTAAGCTCATTGATAGCCATGCCGGATGTGCGCGGCAACTGAGCAAACTGCTCGTTTGTTTCCTGCGTAGCCGCCTGGATTGCGTTAACCATCCTTTCTGCCGTGATCTTGCCGTCCAGCATTTCGGCGCGGAACTTGCCCATAGATAACCCCATCTGACGGGCCATTGTCTGTACGATGGTCGGGGTGTTTTCAAGTAGGCTGTTAAATTCTTCAGCACGCAGCACGCCGCCGTCTATAGACTGGCGGAACTGGCGCATAGAGTTAGACATCTGTTCCGCTGATGCGCCGCCTAACGCCCCCATTTTCTGAATAGTGCCAACCAGGTTAAGTAATTGCCCTTCCGTAGCTGACGTGTTCTTCAGTGAGATGGCAAGACCTTGCCATAACTCGCCAGTATCCTTCAGGCTTTGCCCTGTTTCCCTGGATATTGCTTTCAGGCCGTCGAAAACCCGTCCGGCGGACTCCGCATCGCCCGTAAGCATTTTGATTTTTACGCGAAGCATTTTGGCCTGCTCTGCCATTTCCATAAACTGTCTAACGGCCTCGGCAGCAATTAGCAGATAGATAACCTTGGTCAGTGCTTTGATTGATGTTTTCAGTGTGTTTACCTGGCGATCTGCCTGTTTAGCACCGCGCTCTATACGGTCAAAGGCCTGGTCTGCCTGTCGTTGTGCTACAAGAAGTTGTCCTGTTTTTGCGTCAACTTCGTAATAAATTGTGCCTACACTGGTAGCCATGATTTAACCTCATGCAAATGTGATCTATGCATCTATTTTATACAAAATGTCTTTACTTTAACGATACCGTTTTGTATAAATGATGTAGGGAAAGATAGAAGAGATGCAGGAAGGACGGATGTCCCGGAGGAAGTGAAAGAGGATAAGGAAATGAGAAACGTAAACTACCGTCCCAACGAATATGAACGCTATGCGGACCTTATCGAAGAAATGTTAAAAGCACTTAAAAAATAAACAATATGCGTGTATAACTAAGTTAAATGAAGCATTTAGCAAATCAGAATAATTACGGGGGTTAATTATGAAACGGTTAGCAAAAATGGTACTTGCTGTGATTGCTGCACTGGCATTTAACGCGAACGCTAACGAGGCCATAAACATTAACTGTGAAGAAGTGGCAAACCATGTAGCCGCATATCACGACATGATCAAAAAAGAACCAGCCGCACCCAAAATTCTTTTTAAGGTAATTGATAAAATTTTTGAAGGTAAACCAGTTTATGCTCGTTGGTTTAATTATGGCCTTGTAATCGAGGCTGCTGCAAGCGTAGGCTTTGAAAACAACAGCGAAATAAAAAACAGGATAGCTAACGAGTGTAAAGCAAATAAAATTGCTTTCGCTGAAAGAATTTTTAATAAAGGCGGCGCTGGCGCAAAAAATCACGCAATTGTCAATTTAGGTAACGGTTTTATTGATATTGTTAGAATCAAATAAGACAAACGCCCGGATCTACCGGGCTTTTTCTTGCTTGCGATTTTCCATTCTTTTTAGCGCCTTTTTAGCGGCCTCCATTTGCTCGTCATAAGCACGTTTATTTATGTGAACGTTTGGCTTACTTCTTTCGCTTCTTTCGTCTGGCGGCGTTTTAGCGCGTACAGTGGCCCTATATCCGGTCATTGTCATATTCCATGCTTCCGATTCTGACAAGCCCAGGTGAGCAACGGCAGAATAGACGAATTCAAGGACGTTAAAAGTCGGCTTATATTCCCCTTCCGGGATTTCTCCGGCATCTTCTTCCGGCCCATCACCGATTAAGCCGTGGTACACGCAATGCTGCGCCAGCGTGATAACGTCGTCAGTAGGCATCAAGCCTGGTTTTAGTCGCAACTTGCCCGAAGGAGTAAACCTACACTCGCCCAATAACGGGCCTATTTCATCGTCTGAGCAACATTTCAGGATGTGCATTGATGTCTGCACTATTTCACCATAACACCGCGCCAGAATGCGATTGCGTAAGTCTGGGTCTGCTGGCAAGCGTGATGGATATTTGCCGCCGTGGATTGTTGCAAAATATTCGACCAGTTCTCTGTCACTGCCTATTTTTGCCATCGCGGCGAAGCAGGGATTAAACACATACCGCCTACCGTCTACCACCGCCGCAAATTGCCCGGTCCGAACATGAATCATAGTTATCACCCTAAAAGAAAGGGGCCAAATGGCCCCGATTGTTAATCTGAGTTGTTATTCCGATGGGATATCGCCTACCGTTACCTGTCCAGCGCTTTCGCACTCAATAGACCAGGTAGAAACATCATCGTGCGGATCTTCTTCTTTAAAGGAAGTGCAAAGGAATGGGCCTTCGGTTACGTCTACAGGAGAAACGATCTTTAGCCATACATAAGGTTGTGATCCAGTGGTTTTGTCTGGCGTAATTACGTGGCGTTTCAGCACTTTCTGATTATGGATTCCCTCAGTACGGGATACACCGTCGCCGGAGAAAGAAACGGATTTGTAAGTAACCATTGATTCCTTCGTGTAATCGGCTGATTTATCGGCGGTGGCGTCTGCGGTTTCCCATTCGACGGAAAGCGTTTTTCCGCGCATCATGCCTAACTCTTTATAATCGCTAGCTACCGGCTTCGCATTTGGACAAGCGATAGCGAAGAATACAGCAACGTCACGGCCTAAAAACGCGCCTTTTTCGCAAGTCTGAGACATGTTAATTACCTCTTATCTGGATATGATGGTTTGAAAAGCTACGGTAAAAATAAAGCGCCCTTCTCTCGTTTGCATTGCAGGAATAGCGCCAACTGGCTTCATGTGTGTAATTTTATCAGTTTTATATTCTGTTAACATGCTTTGACGGATGGCATCTGCCAGGTCTTCCACCTCACTGATATTTGCATCATTACGCGCCGAAATAACCAGGATGCGGAAATAATCACGGGTTATTGCTTCTTCACCAGCCGCGCCGCCGTTTTGCTGGATCACGATGTATCTGTCGTTATTCGAATTGCTTCGCTCATTCCAGAAACGGGCTTGTAAAATATAGCCTTCATCGTATCCGTGGGATTGAATCCAATCCCTTATTTCGTCATAAACTTCGCTGCGTTTCATACTTTGTAACCTTCTACAATCTCTTTATAAATATCATCGGCGTGGTTAGGATCTTCGAATGCCTTGCGCAAGAATCCCGGCTCCGCGTTTGGATCCCAATATTCACCCTTGCCAGTACCGCCGCCGAATTCAGATAGGTTATTGGTTTTGCCGAAATGTTCGCGAGGCTGGCCTTTTAATGTACCTGGCATATTGTGCACCCATTCAGCATAGCGGGCCGTATATCCCAGGCGTAATTGCATACCGTCAGCCGTGTTCCCTATATACTGAAACTGGCTGTTAATTAAAAAACCCGTATCAACCGGGGTCATGTTCGCAGCAAAGCCACCAGCCAGCATACCTACGCGCCATAAAACTTCGTGCGTCTTTTTATCTGTGATTTCCTTTAGCTCCTGCTTTAATCGTTCCCTTACGCGTTTAACGCCCTTAATCGGCATAATTAACCCCCTGTCACGATCTTATAATCCGGCGCGTCGTTGAACATGCTCATATCCCATTCAACGATCCCGGTTATAACGTTCGCCCCAGCCGCCAGCGGGTCGGAAATATTAGTGGTGTCGCCAGTGGCAATCATCCAACCTTTTTCCGGGCGCTGCACTGGCTGCATATTATGAAGCAGTTCGGTAAATACGGTTATTGTATTGCTAACCTCATTGCCGTTTGTGTCTGTTGCCGTGCCGTCGGTGCGCTCCCACGCGCAATTAATCAGGTATGGTGCACCGTATACGTCGGCGTTTGTCCAGTCGTCATGCGTTACGGGGTAGATGGTGGCTAATGCCTTGTAACTGAATCGCGCAATCTTACTCATAGCCGTAACTCCAGCTAATGATTTTGGGATGTGTTTTCGCCACGCGCGGGCAAAGAATTACCCATTCACCAGCATCATTGAGGTAGGCCGCCACCTGGCGTCCGGTATCCGTTTTTACCCACACACGGGTAAACAGTTTCGGCAATACTGGATTTGGTAGTGTCAGGTCGTTCCACATTGTTACATCCTCCTGATCTTACCAATCCACAGCCCGACGTGCGCGGTGGCTTCGGGATCCGCCGGGATTAGTTCGGCTGTGCAATTATGTTTATCAATTGAGCGAAGCAGAGAACAAGCTGCCTTCCATCTTTTATTAAAATCGACATAGCGGTAAGACTGGCTTGCGCCGTTCGGCCCTGTCTGTGAGGAAATGTATTTATCAGCCTGGGTTAGCCCTAACAGGCCAATGAGATAAAGCTGAATTAATGTTGCAGTGGAGGCCGGATAATTAGCATCAAGGCATTCGTTTACGCTATTAGCCTGCTCCACCAGCAAAGATAAGATAATGTCTGGCAGGTCAATACCCTGGCTTTCAAGATATTCCCGCGCCTGTTCTGTAGTGACCATTTTGTTTGCTCCACATACAAAAAAAATCCCCGGCATTGCGCCGGGGAGTTACAGGAAACGTTTTAATTAAGATTTTTACCGTAAACTACACCGGAACGGCCCAGCATGTCACAGGTGATCTGTAAACCTTCGGCTGACATGATGCGGAAATTGTAGTTATCAGTTGGCATAAAGCGCGGTAACGGGACTACACCAGTAGTCATGCCAACCAGCGGGGAAATGACGTCACGGCGGCGCTGATAAGCAATAATCTCATTGCCTTTCAGTGCGAAGGTCTGACGAATTTCACCAACCGGGGCGAACGGCATAACCGTTTGCAGTACGCTACCAACCACAGCACCGTTAACGATGTGCGGACGTGCCAGGTTAGCCATGATTTCAGGAGATACCCACATAATATCGTATTTTGCAACGAAGTTATTGCGGGCCAGTACACCGAATTCACCAATGGTGAAGAAGTTGATCAGCGCCTCGAAATCTGCGGTAGTAAGGTTAGTGGTCAGGGTAAGCTGCTGAGTGTTTTTATGGTTTTTAATACCCATAGCTTTGTGACCATCTACCACGATATTGTCGTTACCGCTAAGATAGAATTTAACGCGGGCTTTGTTGAATTTTTTCAGTTTCAGGCGCTGGCTATCCAGAGCAAGGTCGATGCCTACAGTATTCAGACCCTGAGCAAGACGCCAGTTCACACCATAACCAGCGGCGAACATCGGGATCGGGTCGCCATCGCTGCCGTATTCGGTGTGATCAAAGCCGTGTGGCGCTTGACCATCCATAGACATTACGACCTCATCGTTGATGTCGCCAGATACGTTGTACATTTTCAGCGTTTTACCGATTGGTAATACGGTCTGCACACCCATCAGGTCGTTTACGATCTCGATACCGATTTCTTCGGTGTTCAGTTCGATGATCTGGTTATCAATTTCTTTCCAGAATTCTTTTGCGAAGCCGCCAACGGCGTTACAGGCCAACATTTCAGCGGTCATGTTTGCCTTGTTTGCTGCAATCATAGCGTCATGCTGATCGTTGAAGATGTTGCGTTGCGCCCACAGTTCGTTCCAGTGCGCCCGCATCCTGCTGTTTGTGGCTAAATTTTGTTTTGTAAAGTACATGTTATTCCCCTTTTAAATTAAGCGACGCGAACGCGAATAAAGTCTTCTGCGTCCAGGGTTACATCTTCCTGGCAGTATGCAACGGTTACTTCACCCAGCTTGATGGCCTGGTCTTTGGTGTAGGCAGCCGCCGTCGCGCGATAAGCAAACTCGCGACCTTCTTCCACGTAGTCAGCAACAACGGTTTCACCTTGCGCGATTGCATCGGCAATGGTTTTGCCTTCATGGAATGCAGGGTTAACGATATACAAGCGAGCAACCCCAGCATCACCATCCACCGCCTTCACAAACTTGCTATCTTCCAGTTTCACCAGTTCGCCGGGTTTTAATTCAGCACCAGCGAGGCGGGTTTCGGTAATGGATTTACCATCAATATTTACACGACGAAAACGAAACATTGTGATCCCCTTTTAATTAGAAATAGGTGTTAAAGTCCGGGACTTCGCCTTTTTTACCTTCGTTTGCTGCGTTGGTAGCCATCGGCGCTGCTTTGCCCAGGGATTTAAACATTGCATCGAGCGCATCACCGCTTAATGCGTTAGCAACAATTTCGCCGTGTACTTTCGCAACTGCGGCGCGTTTTTCTGCTTCTTCTTTATTTGCGTTTGCTGCAATTTCTTCTTTAATTGCTTTCTGGTTGGTCTGTAATTCTTCCACGCTTGCCTGCACTGGTTTTAATGCCTCTGCTACTGCATTAGCGATATTGGCGGATAAGCCTTCGTTAATTTCTTTTACCAGTTCGGCGCGTTCTTCTTTGGTCAAAGGCATGGGATCGTCCTCCGATTTATTGGCCTTAATTTTTTCATTCAGTGAGAAAAGATTAGAAAGGTGTTCAGCGAACTGAGTAAACCAAGATTTACTTTCCTCGTTGGTTGTAAGCTCGCCATTATTGAGAATAATTTTATCAGCCTGTTTTTCATATGCGCAAACTTGAGCACTTTCGGTATTAGTGGCGATCGTCACTTCTTTATCAGTGAAGTCCACCACATACACATAATCAGCGTCAGGGAATAATTCCCGCGCCGCGTCGGTTAATTGTTTCTCAAGCGTGCGGTAGCTGTTTTCTTTCATTGCCACCGCCATTAACGGTTTCGCCTGGTCAGTATTAACCATCAACCCTACACCCTGTTCAGGTGATGCGGCTGGCGGCTCATGCAGCAAAATAGCGTCATGGTCGATCGACATAATTCTTACTACATAGTCAGCGCCCTGGGCTTTCATCTCTTCAGTAGCTGGCATACGTTTACGATATACAGCGACGGACGACCAGATAGGATCTTTGCGTTCTCCTTTCTCCAGTGCTTCCAGTCGGGTTAATAATTCGCGCCCCTGTTCTGAATGGCTGGCTGTTTCAATATCCACCCATTTTTCCACATAAACACGATTGCCGCGTAATTCAACGTTTCTGTTCCACGCTCCACAAAACCCGGTGTTCAATCCTTCCGGGCTAAATGCGGAAACAAACTCACCGTCTACGGTTGGATGGCCCAGCGGGGCAAGTGTACCCTCCAGCGACTGATAATTAGCGATAATTTCAGCTTCCGGGTAATATTCCCGATTCATTACGATGTTAAAGGGTAGTGTATATGACGGGACAACAATATGCTCGCGACCGTTATATGTTTCACGGCGGATTGTATTAGCGGTTAATTTGGTATTAACCTGAATCAATTCTTTACTCACGGTTACTACTCCCAATCATTACCATATTTGGCGTGCGCAACCTTATAGTTTTCTTGCGCCCGATCTAATATTCGTTCGTTTAATATATTACCGTCTTCGTCAACTAATACGGTAATCGTGGTGCATTTGCAGTTAATAGAATTAGGGGATCTACTCCACCATTCTCGCTGTTCTTCTATGGTGTATGTTTTCCCGTGCCGCTGCGCGTGTGACAGCCTGGTAGTCGGTGATAATGCCGAAATGTGCATTTGCATGGTGCGGAGGTTGAATTCCTCCGTAGCCGCTTCGGCCTCATCCATACGTGCTGTGCGTAACGCTGTGCATATTTCAGTTCGGGCAATGCGTTTGCACCTGTATAGAGGTAATTGCGTTTCCTGATTCAATGTGCGCGCTATTTCCAGTGGATTTAAACCACGGGCCATACCTTCGGTTAATCGCCGGGCCATATCCTTTTTGATCTGTGCCGTTAGCCCGCGCATTTCCTCAAATACACGGGTACGGACAAGGGCAAGGCGCGTGCGGTAAGTCGTACTGGATAGCACGGCGGATACATCAGGATAAGCGCTTGAGTACGTGACCGACTGGTTAGCGATGTTGGCGTATTCCTGGGCCGTGCCGCGCTGATAGGCCACCTTCACGTAATTCTGCCAAAACCAAAAACTTTCCGGGTCGGTTAGCTCGAATATCTCATCAATCATGTCGCTGGCGTCCTCCAGCATGTCATGCAGTTCATCCATGTAAATCTGAAAGGTATATTTCTTATTAACAGCCAGGCTATATTGTATTCTGTCAAGTATGGAGAGATATGGATCGGCTATTTTATTCAGGCAGGATTTGAAGCGCTTAATAGCCCCCGATCGTAACTTCCCTGTCATAGTCGGGTCTTCGGTGTTAGATGGCATTATCGCGGCTGGAGGTATTCGCCTGATTATTTTCTTCACCTTCATTGTTGTTTTCCTCGTCGTCCAGTTCTACTTCCTGCGTTGGCCCTTCATACCCGGCAGCTTCGCGAATCTCGTCACCGTCGAATACTTGTTCACCTGTGGCGAGACATGCCTGATTGATTTGCGCCATTTTGTATGCCGCGTCGAGTAGCTCGGCTTTCGTCATGGCGTTAAGGTCGTCCCACAGTACCGACACGTCGACTGGCATACTGATAAGGCGGAGATCTGCCATCTTGCGGAATAGTTCCTCAAGCTCGCCTCCTATTTCCTCCCGGCGGGTCATACAGCGGTTATTGAAGTAGCGGAGGTCTTCGGTTGATGCACGCTCACCCTGCTGATTCCCAACCAGGATACGCGTTGGAATGTCGATGCCAGCGGCGGCGGTTTGCAGGTTGACGTCATAGGTAGCGGACGGATCGGCTACGGCAGTGACCAGCGGGCTAACGGTAGCTCCCTGCAATGCCATCATCACATCATTGCCCTTGTTTATATCCTCTGCCGCCTCATTGAATTTTTCGCGTAGCTCTGTAACGTCGCAACCGTATGTTGCAGCCAGGGAACGGAAATCAATTTCTTTATCGAACGAGATAGCCAGTTGACGCGCGGCGTTTTTCAGGAATGACTCACCGCTACCGCCTTCCACTTTCTCCAGCGAAACGAATGCGTTATAGGGCGGCTCAAGGAAAGCGATGGCATCATCAGAATAATCACCGAAGATAAATATGCGATCGGGATGTATCTTTCTTGCTATGGTCTTACTGTTAATGCGCTCCTTGTATTCCCACCATGTCGGCAGGCCATAGTTTTCATTATCCGGGTTTTCTTCGAAGTCCTTCGGTGTAAGAGCACCAGCCCATACAGGGGTAAATTTGGCAATGCCTACACCTTTCGTCACTGGCCGATCCCACGGCTGGTTATCCCTGACGTGAATTAACAGGCCAGCATAACGACCAATGAGGCGGCGGCGATCGCATTCAGCTATGACGCGCCAGAAACGATTATCAAATCGTTTTTTGATTTCTCTTTCCCACGGCGTTTCCTTTTCTGCTTTCTCGTCTTCCGTACCTTCGATCAGCGTTGGCCTGGTGCGCCAGCACGTAGTGATGATCTTCTCAATAGCACCGTGAGCGATACCACCGCGACGATACAGTTTGTATAAATCGTCATAGGTGATTTCTTCTTTGAATCCGTATTCACTCCACGCAGCATCACGTTTTGCATCAATACCCATTGAGAATGGGTTAGCGGCTGCATAGCGGGCAAAGGCCGCCTGGCGTTGTGACAAGGCAGCATTAACCGCCAATTCTAAATTGGATGGCATAATGTTTACTCCTGAATACATGTTTACGCGTTGCTACGCGAAAAATGGAAAAACTTATGGGGGATTGTGAGATGGTTTTTAAAATCCGCGCAGGCGCTTAGGTAACATGAGGCCCACAGCCTGTGGCTGGCTTAATTCAGTGATACCCCATACCATCGCGTCGAGGCGGTCGGGTGATTTTTTAGCGGTAGCTGGCACGTATTCCATCATTTGATTTTCCAGCGTGTACAGGCTGCCAGTGTGGGCTACCCTTCCCTGTGCATACAGTGCCGATATTGGCTCGGCGCGGGCGAATTTACCTTTGCTTGCGTGCACCTTAACAATGCGGCCTTTGAATCCGGCATTACGCAACGTGGCCACTGCCATTTCGCCGCCCTGGTTGGTTTCGATAACTATCGCATCAGCCTCATGGATGTTATAAGCGTTCATTGAGGCTTGCGCCCAATCGTTAGGAGACATGCGGCCTGAGTAGTCACCGTCTACTGAATACTGTGCGTACTTGCCGCCACCATAGGCGGAACATGCCACGATCCCGGTTTCGTCCGATTCATCAGATGATGTTGTAGCCGGGTCGATGGCTATTACCGTGCGAATCTTGTCCTGCGTTATCTGCATCCGGTGCGCAGCGGTTATCATCGCTTCCGTCCACAATGCGCCTTCCTCGTCGAATTTACGCGGGCGCTGCATATATTGGGCTTCGAATGACCTGCGGTGCGCCTTTAGTCCGGCTTCGTGGCTGTCATTGTGCTTTTTAGGCCATAGCCAGCCGTCCGGCAGGTTGTGAGCAATAGGAATAGCGAATTCATTTTCCGGGTACAGATCCCAATAGTCGACGCTGTTATCAATCTTCACAGGCAGGTTGAGGTGATACCATTTCTCACCGCTTCCACCGCGTAACAGGTAGCCGGACAAATCATCGTAGTGGATGCGTTGCATGATAACGATCACTGGCGTTGTTTGTACTGCCAGACGTGAAGCCAGCGTGTCGTTGTAGTTGGTCTTTACCTTCTCACGCATCACATCAGAGTAAGCGTCAGCGGGCTTTAATGGGTCGTCGATAATCATCGCGCCGTTGAAGCCCGGCTCCATGTAACCAGCACGGAAGCCTGTTATCTGGCCCTGTGAAGATGCGGCATATATCCCGCCTCCCTGTTCCGTCCACCACATTGATTTACTGTTGGCATCATTGCGGATCTTCATAGGCCATAACTTCTGGTATTCCTGCGAGCAAATCATGTTTCTGACTGTCGAGGAATTGAGTAACGCAAGATTGTCGGAATAGGAAACGTGAAGGAAACGTGTGCGGGGATTTATTGCGAGGGACCGCGCCATCATGTTAATGGTCGCAATCATGGTTTTACCGTACCCTGGGGGAATGTTAATGATGAGACGGGTAATCTCACCATTGATAACGCGTTGTAGCGCATCGCGTATGGCTATGTGATGGCCTGAGATTAACATCTTCGTGCCGTTGGCCTGCTTATAGAAATAACGGTTGAAGAACAAGCCATCGTTTTCACATTTGGATTGAATAACCCTTTCTTTGATGGACAACATAATCACACCTCGTCTTCTACTTCCTGGACGATGCGGGCGATCTCTTCTTTCGTGACTTCAACCTGGACGGGTGCTTCTTCCTTGTTGCCGACGATCTCCTGTGTGACGCGTTCGCCATATTTACGCGGTTGCAGTTTTGCCAGTAACCATTTACGCGTTTCAATCATTAGTTGGTGGCGGCGTAGTTGGTCTTTATCAACGTTCTTAGCATCATCAGCTATATCGAGGATCTCATCAGCTAATACCTCGAAGCCGATTTCCTTCGCGTGCATGTACATGTCCGAGAATTCCGGCACGTCTCTAAACCATTTCAGGATTGTGGAACGGGTAGGCATACCAGGCATTTTCGAAATTTTGTTAACACTCTGACCGTCCGCCACCAGCTCACAGATTTCTAATGCTTTTTCTTCGGTATAACCATGCGGACGGCCCACCTTTTTAGCGGCTGGCTTTTTGTCGTCAGCTTTTGCATTTTTAGTGCGGGCCATAATTCACCTCTCAATATTTATTGATGATATATACGCAAGCAACAAAACTTGCACAGTATGTTAATACTTCCAACCAGTCGAATAGCTTTTTCATTGTTTAACCTTAAATCTCTGTTTTGCTTCTCTGTAAATAAGCGCGGTAATCATTACAATCACGTATACGCATAACATTAATGCGGCAATAAGCAGACCAGCGCAAAGCAAGAACGTTAGCAGATTGAGGAATTCAGACATGATGCTTTCTCACGCAAAAAAAACGATAACGGCTAACAGTGTGCATATAGCCATAATTAAGAAATCACCGTCAGACATTGATAATAAACCCCACAATAACAGCCGCTGCAATACATACGAATAATACAGCCTCGATGGTTTCCATATATTCACCTATTGAGTCAACGCGGTCATGGTAAGAACAATCGCAACGGTCAGGAAAAATAAATCAAGCCATTTCATTTTTTAGTCTCCCGGTATACGTCCACGGCAATAACTGCAACGGCAGCCACCAGCAATAGCATTTCGTAGGCGTTCATTTGATACTACCTACAACCAGACCGATGATGATGATTATGGCGACAATGCCTAACATCATGCCGCACATAATCGCCAGTAATTCGAATATATCCATGCCGTCACCTATACAACATTCTTTAACCACAGATACATAATGACGGCGAGTGATGAGCACCAGATGAGATCGTAAATATTCATGTTGATACCTTTAGCTTTCGATGAATATCATGACCGCCAGCCATACAGCGACGCATGCAGAAAGGATAACGACCGGGTCAATCATATTTTTCACCACAGCCTGTAAATGTTCACGCAAATACCTACGATGAGCACCAATAACCAGATGAGATCGTAGGCGTTCATAATTTACTCTTTACGGTTATCAGCACGGCAATGACAAAACACACCAGAAATACAGAAACACCGATTAGTCCGGCGATGATGTTCTCATCCATAATATTAATGCCCGTATATCAAGATCACAGCGGCAGCAATACCAACAAATACGCCTAACAGAAAAGTAAACATAATCACCCTCGTTTAAAGCTCATTACGCGCGGCACATATGCCTCTTTTGATTTCGGCTTACGTTTACCTTTCTTCGCTGGCTTTTCTTCTTCCTTCGGCTGTTCTGCCTGTTCCAGCGCCTGATCGACGACTTCTGCCGCCTGCATTGCTGCAACCTGTGCTTCGTTTGATTCTGCCAGGATAGGGGAAAACGCATCGAAGATACGGCCTACCATGTAAGCGTAAGTCTCATTCGCCGGATGGGTAGGATCCGTGGTAGCCACGACGCCTACATCACTTAAAACGTGGAATGTAGTGTGGGCGCATTCATGGACCAGCGTTCCCAACTCATTGTTGAATACTGCGATCACGTAGAAGTTACCACCATTCTCGCCAGTGCAAGTAAGCGTTAATCCTTCAGCCAACTCGAAATCAGGTTCAATCGGAATTCCTGCCTTTTCGCAAAATTCATAGAACATCTCGCTGGTCGGGCAAAAGAAAACAGTGGTATGCTCAAAAAGCGGGATCTTGAAGTGAGGCAACTTAATGCCTTTAGCCTTAGCCATCAGAATAATCTCCTATTCTGAAAAATATAACCCCCGCAAAACTCGACACCGCAGGGAGTGAAAACAGCTATAAAACACTGAAAACGGCGCTTCATCAGTACCGTTTCCAGAATTTTATAAAATTGGTGGATGGCGCTTTCTTCTACCCAGGTAGCGCCGACCTGTTAATGGGATGGATGATCCGGTATTACGTGTTTTTGACTATTCCGCAGTCGCTCGCGGGAAGGATTGACCCGGTTATGGCTGGCTGGCGAAAACGGCGACACGTCCACGCGCTGTTATTTTTTGCGTAAGCACTGCGTTTTGATGTAGTCCTGCAATCCGGTGATCTTCGCGTCTTTCTCTTTTAGTTGTTCTCTGAGGGATAGATAAGCCGATTCAGCGTCGGCAGTGAGTCTACAGGTGGCTCCATCAATGCGGCTGGCGGTTCCGGTATTGTCGAGCAATCGCACTGGCTCGGCGTTGACGTGCAACCTGATAGCGCCGCTATCAATGCCAGCGCGAAGATCGGCAATGTCAGATCTGATAGCTTTAATTTCATCGTGATACCTCTTATCAAGTTTTGATAGCTCTGCGTTTCGCTCCTTCATCTGCTGAATAGTGTTACTTGCTGTTTTTAGTGCGCCTTGCGTCACCGTGACTTCTTCCTGTAACCTTGCCGCCTCACCCTGGTAATAACATGTAACGGCAGTTAGTCCGGCAATAATGCAAACAACAACGGCAATAACTAACGCCTTTACCTTGTCCATGTTTCACCCCATTCGCAAACGGCATATTCAATATCACGACGGTTAATTAACCCTTGCCACTGCTTACCACCAGCATAGATCCAGCGTTTAAGCTGTGCGCACGCTTCCGATTTCTTGCCGTCATTGAGTAGCTTCAATAATGTTGATGTTTTAAAGTTGGTAGCGCCTACGTTATAGGCGAATGAATAAAGCGCCGCGCGGGTAAAATCTGATATTTCGACTTTAATATAGGGGTCGATCGCTTTTGCGGTTTTGTGGAGATCTTTATTTAACAAAGCATCGCATTCTGATTGCGTGTAAGTCTTACCAAGCATGATGTCTTTTCCGGTATGACCATAACATACAGTCCATACACCGATAACATCACGATACGGATCGTACTCCACGCCTTCTAATGATTTAACCATCACAGCCGCAATAGAGATCGCCCCACCAGCCGCCGCAGCAATAATCTTGTTCTTCAGCGATTGGCTAATCATTTACTTATTCCCCATTCGCGCGTCGTGTTCCTCTTGCGCTCGCTTGTTCTCCTGTGATTTGAAGTAATAGTTAACGGCAAATGTACCTGCGGTTGATAAGATACCCACAAAGACAGCAACATCATTGATGGTTATCGCACCGAAAAAGGCCGTTACGGCCCCTACTGCATACGCGCACGTCTCCCGTATTTTGTCGAGCATAGATTTACCTCCAACAAAGCAAAAACCCGGCGCTGGGCCGGGTAATTACAATTTCGCATTGTTAGGAAGTATTTTAATCTATTTGTTTTTTATGCGCGATCATGGCTTCTATTTCTTCTTTATCAGGCCATTATCAAGCAATATTTGCATCTGTTCACGATCCATGTTTACGCCAGTCCAGAAAGGATGCTCACTCGACATAACAAAAACCTTTTCCTCTTTCAGCAAGTAAGCAATATCAAATAAGTTATGCACATATACACCGTCTTCGATCTCATTCATAAATCACCAACCTTGCGCCAGTACCCATGATTAACCATCGTAATAATTTCTTTCGCTGTCATAGGTAAAAATGGCTCATGTCACCGATCAAGTCTACCCAGGCGCATCAAAACGCTTTCGCCTTCAAGGCGGTAATAAGCGCGTGATGCTAACGACTGATAAACGCCGTCATATTCATGGTCGCTATTTCCCATTTTTGCGCTCCTTAATAGCTCGCATGATCTGTATGCGCGTAGCGTCTACAAAAGCGTAAAAGACTGCTACAGGCCAGAAAGTAATCTCAAGACCACCACGATCGAGATCGTTAGATTTGATGAAACAAGACATCAGGATAGCGCCAGCGATATAAAGGAGAACCACCGCAAGGATAAGACATTCAATCATCTTCTTTCTCCCCGCCTAAATATTGATAAATTTCTTCAGCGTTTTCCCCTCGCTCAAAACAATAATGTTCAAACATGCGCCAATGTTCACTAAGAAACATAACAATAAAATTATTAACGTATTCGTCATTCATCGTTAATCGTCCTCTTCATCGTCTTCTTGTTCTGCCAGGAATTCATCGACGGCGCGGGAAGTGACTGGCGGGATGTATTCGAAATCATCATCCGTATCAAGATCAAGCGTCCTGCTGTCGCCGTCGTCGTCAATCGTAATCATCCCTAAGTTACCGAAAGGGCCATAACCAATATGGCCCAGGTATTCACAACCAGGTGTAAATCCGATATATTTATTTTTACACCGGATTTTGTAAGGTTTATTTGATGCGCTCAATTTTAGAATCTCCGCTTTCTGTTTCGGTTATTTTGTATTCCGCGACCACTTCCGCGCCAACCAATTCGACATCAGCATCAGGGCAAGGATTAATCATCAGTGAAGCGAAAACGAACATTTTAATTTTATCAGGGTGTTCAAGATGCTCTGGATTAAAAGGCGGCTCCGATACGTGGAAGCATTTAACATGTTCTTCGTCTTCCGTTGCTACACGGAAACATGCGCCAGGCATCCCACCGAATTCGCCGTATTTCTCACCTTCTGGAATAGTGCCACGGAAAACTTTAACGCTGATAAATTTAGTCATTGTTTATTCTCCTTCGTAAAAAACAGCTACCAGTTCAGGATTGTTTAATGGGTTAGGGCAAGAATAAAAACCACTTCGCAATAATCCTCTAAGCGCCTTCATTTTTCTGTGCACCGGGATTGATTCGCTTAAATAGAAATCATCTTTCCTTTTGTCATAAGGTAGCTCGTAAAACCTACCGTAATTGACGAATTGAACGACGCGACAAAACTCACCATCAGCCTTACTATTGCCGCGCCATATTTTGATTATCTCCATAATTAATACTCCACACCTGGTAAGCTACGCGCCTTATGAACTGCGTCCTTTGCGTCAACCAATGCCGCGCCAAACTCGTAGATCTTGCCATTCTTAAAAAACGCGCTGCATCGTGAGTATGTACACTGGTATCTATGTTTCCTACTCATAACCATCACCTATTCCGGTTTACTGCCTTCGCGGTCACAAAATACAGCTACGCCGTGGAAGTCATGCACGATGCGATAATAAACCTTGTCAGTGTGTGGAAAGCGTGTGACATAAGCAAAATAAACCTTATCATCATCACCAGTTATCGCCATTGCGCCATCACCGCCCGGTGCGCCGTGGAGTTGAACGCCGCAGTAAATTTTCCCGTCTTCGAATATATCGCGGTCACGCGTCTGCACTACCTCAAAATATAAATGTTTCATGTCTACCCCTTTAATAACGTTCAAAGCTGGCAGCAAAACCCACGCCGGATATTTCACCGCCACTGTAGCTCGGCCTGAATATCCAGATCTCATCTTGATTGTCAATCAAGGCAAGGCAGTTATTCATTGTGTGATTTTCGTTGCCATAAACGATGTGAACGTCATAAATACGTCCAGTCGTGAAAACGCCGTCATTGCTTGAGTATGAGCATTTAACTTGCATTAGAAAACCCCTTTATAATCGACCGTATATTTTGCTATCAGATTCCAGTCGCAATAGTTGAGCATGTCGCGCGGTTGCCAGCCTTTCATCCCGACCGCCCGCCGCGCGGCGTGACGGCGATAATCATCGTTATAATCAGCCATGCACCACGGCTGGAGGACAAACATATAATTTGCTTCATTAACCAGGATAGCTACACGCTTTCCTGTCACCTTGTCTTTCGCCCTGAAATAATTCACTTTCATTTTCATTTCAATACCTCGTCGATCAGCATTTCTTCTTCCAGGTTAGCCGGATGTTTACGGAATATCCCGGCAAAAACCAGATCATCAAGTAGGTCTTTACGCTTAAATAACCACTCTTTCATTATCACCCCGTCGTCGCTGCGATATACGACGCCACTTTTCAGAAAATAAAAAGTGCGGCTATTTGTCTGGAGGTATAAATCCTCGTAAACGTCCATGATATTAACCCTCGACTACTTGCAAGCCGCGCCCCTTATCGCCTACGAAGTCGCCCAGGCTAAACGTATATGACCACGCCGGGTTAATGTAGTGATCATCAGCACCGTGAGCGATAAGGTCTTTACCCATAATGACGCAGGTCACATCATCAGAATGAACGACGTCTACCGTTTCCCCTACCACGCGTTTTAATGACGGGTATCCGTGATCGTGCAAGAATTTAACTTTCATATTTTTTACCCTTATAAGTAACAGCATCAGCAATCAACAATACCGCCAGCATTTCACCGTCATGCAACGGATCTGGAATAGAAAAAAATATGTCGCTGTTTTTGTCAGGCACTACTACGCGCATATTGCCTTGTTTGTCTTCATGAACAAACCACGGCTTTTCGTGTGGCTCAAACATACCGAAAAGCAATTTAAGATCTATTTCTTCGCCCTTCGTGAATAACGATACGTCCGTTGTAGCGATAACTAACGCTTTCTGATCTGCCACTTTCTTCGTTCTCATTCTTCTGCCTCCCAGCGGTCAATGCTGATTAGAAAATCACGGATAGCGTGGCGCTCGTCGCGCGTTGGCTTGCGCTTCCGGTAAATCTTAAAGTCAAACCATTCTTTTTCTTGTTCGAAATCCAGGTCGTAAGCAAGCGCCTCAATATATCCACATTCGTGATACTGGTACGCCACGCCAGCACGAACAAAAAAGCGGGTTTTATCCCGCTTGTGTTCATAGATACGCATATTTACCCCGCTATGCAGTTGTGTAGCTGTCTACCAGCTTTTCATCCTTCATTCTGGCAAGCTGGGCGATGTTCATCGTGTAGCCGCCATCAGAGAAAAGCCACTCCGCAGCCTTGCGACGAAAAGCGATATCATCATGGTTACGCGTCCATGTGGCGATCACCGCGCGCTTTCCGTCAGTGGCAAACATACTTAACTCATTATCAACTACGTCGATAGCCTGCCAAATTTTTAGCTCCATGATTTATCTCCGTAGATCTTGAATAGTTCCCGTGCTTCCTGGTCTTCAAATAGATTCATATGCAGGTTATGTAGTCGGCGCATTGTGCGGAAGCGCGGTCTGAATTCCTGGTTTCTTTTAATGAACTTACCACCAATTGAATAAATATGACCGTATGAATACCATCTATTACCCACCCAAATTTGATATTCTTCACCTTCATAATTAATTTTGATTGTAAGCTCGTCAACCTCCATTATTAATCCTTTGTCGAGGATATCGTTTAACATCGAATCCCACTCTTTAAGGAAAGGTTGTTGATAAAAACCGAAAAGTGTATTTGCTGCATGGCAAAGGTAATCAATGATTATTTGCATGTTGTCACCACATCATATAATAAACGTTATCGTCAGCTAATTCGTCAGCGTCTTTTTGACAGTCGATTGTCGCATCGTCTTCGTGCCATTCTTTCGCGAATAAACGCGCCCATTTACGACGCTCACGCTTATTGCGTCGCAAATCATCAAAAACCATTAAAGCCTTATCGTAAGCTCTTACCATGCGTTTCATTCTACTTTTCATCTTTCACCTTCCTTAATTCCTTAATTTCAATATTGCGCAACCGGACGTCGCACGGCGTTTCAGATTTACCAGTAAGCGCCAGCGTCAGGTTTTCAGGTGTCGTGTAAAGGATTATCTCTTTACCTGTGCTAAATTTAATTTCTATGCGGATCTCGTTTTCGTCACCGCACAATACACGGCTAATTGATAGGCCAGCTTTTTTCATTGCTCACCCCACCTTAACATCCAATTCACATCACACTTAATTGCGAATACCTTAACAGGATCAGGGCCGAATAATGGATGCGTGATAGTTTTTACTTCGTACCCGAAATAAGGCAGGTTTATAATCCGGTGCGCTTCGTGGCTGGCTGGATACCCCAGCTTAATGATCAGGCGTTCATATTTCCGCCCTTCCAGGCGTTTACGCCAATAGTCATTGTAAAGCCTGTATTCTTCCACCTTCTTTCCCGCCCGGATGGCGTAAAAGTATTCTCCTTTCAGGTTTAAATGTAGATCTTTACTTGCCATCGCTATGCTCCTGTAAAAAGTCGTTATAGCCTTCAATGTATCCGGTCAATCCGGTGTTACTAACTGACCATTCAGCCGTCCGTCGCTTGATGGCTTCATCCATTATAATTTCACCTTTGCGATGGCATCCGGCATCAATATAGCGGTTAACAACCGAAGATAGCCGCCCGCGTAGCTGTTGTGTCCCGGCGTAATATCGTGCTGTATCCGCAAGCGCGTTAACCAACTGGCGGTAAATATGTTCTTTTAATTTAGGCTTCATTATCATCACCCTCGAAATACTGCTCAATCGCACGTTTGACGTTAATTTCACGCTGATAATTGTTATTGCTGTAGATTGCTGCTGCCGATACGTGATCGATAATTTGCTGTAATAAATCAGGATGAATTTTTATTTTTTCGTCAAGGACAATGCGCTCTGGTTCTGGCGCTTCGGCGTTATCTTCAATAATTTCTATCTCACCACTACCACCGCATCGCGGACAAACAAACTTATCGCCTTGATACAGAAAGAGGCCACAACCTTTTTCAGTCTTAACGACCATGCCGTCTTCGTAGCAGTTTTCGCAATATAACCACCCGATATTAATTATTTTCATCATCGCCCCGCTTATAGATATGCACTGGCTTAACAGGAATGGCAGGCAATTCGCCTTCATTTAACGCGCTTGCCATACCTAATATTAAACGCGCTTCCGCACCAGTAACTTTCTTACACCATGCGCCGCCTGTTTTGTCTTCAAATAAGATAACAGCGAACTGATCGTTTATTTCCAGCTTATCCATTATTCACCCCGTGTCACTCGCTTGATTTCGCTTTCCGCGCGGGCTTCTTCTTTGAATAGCTCCGCTATGGCGTCCTCATAGAAAACCCTGTATTTCTTCCACCATGTTGATCGGCTTACCGGGAAAACAAGCTGGTTAACAGCCTGCCGGACAAGATCTACAGGGAAACGCGAGTAGCCTCGCCCGCCGCAGTGCTGGCACGTTTTGAATACTGGCATTTCCGCCGCTTCGCTGGCTGTTTTATCCGGTATCTCGCCACTCCCCTTGCATTGTTTACAATGATTGCGAACCTTTCCATGCCCCTTGCATTTTTTGCAAAGATGTTTTTCTCCGTAGTCGTCAAACGTAAATTTATATCCGCCGCACTCCATACAAGTTTTTTCCGTCGCGGCGCTTTGGCAATAATCCCGAAACGCGAAAACGGCAACAAGAATAATAAGATCATTGCGTTGTTCTTCATTTAATTCCATCACATATTCGTAATCTTTCGCCATAGCTCTTAAACGCTCTGTAAGCAATACTACAGCCCTGTGTTTTTCGGCTTGCGATAGCTCCATCTTCCCTAAAAAAGCACTATAGCCAAGCTCTACGCGCGATTGCGCCATACCCGCAGCGGTTAGCGCATCAGTCGTATTAAGCGCATCCGGGGATGTGCCCCGGCTTTCGTCTGATAATCGCGGTGATTTGGGAAAGTGGAATTTCAGAATGGATTCTAAATTCATTATTTCCCCCCGTAACGAGCAATAAGTTGTTTACGATCAGAAATAGACTGGACTAACTTTTTCTCAAGCTCTTTCAATGCAAGCAATTCGCGCATATGAAAAGCCTGGATTTGTCGGACTGTAGCTAAATCATGCTCATCGCGCTGAATATCTATTTGCAGATCTTTAACTTCGTTTTTCATTGCTCACCCCACATATTAGTCGCGTATTCGTCAATATCCGGTAGTAGGTCGCCGCGTTCGCGGATCTTAATAAACAAGCGTCCGCCTTTTACCTTCCGGCAGCGGACAATTTTTATTGAGTCAATTTGTCCATCATCTTTCCAAAATCCGGCATAAGTAAGGCTGTCAAATAGGCATTTAGGGATATTATCAAGATCCCTGGTCCGGTTATCAGGCGGCGCGGCATAAATGGCGATTGCCAGTCGGCAAGACAGGTTAATGTCTAGATTTAATAATTCGATGATGTCTTTTACTTGTTCCCGGTATTCCTTCCCCACTTCGCTGATATAGTGAAAACCCCGTGAATGTCGGTAATAGCGGTTATTCGATGGCGGGTAAGGCAGGCTAAAGGTATATTCATTCATGCTGCCTTTCTCCTTAAGGCGTCCAATTTCGCCTGATAGATGTTTATTAGCTCCTTACATTCTGCGATCGTCCATTTGTGTGTATCGTTGTTGTTCTCCAGCGCAACCACCATTGCGAGGCCAATTTTTCGAATCAGCGCAGGGCGATACCCTCCGGTGTTTCCGTCTAATGTCTGGTTGCAGTGCCTGCATTGTTTATGGCAATTATCCTCGTTAAAGCGAAGGTGTCCGGCGGCGGCTACCGTCCTGTAATGGCCCGCATCCCACCCGCATTGCTCACCGTAGTAAGTCCCGCAAGATATACACGGCAATCGCGCGTCACGCTCGCGTATATAAGCGTTAAAAACGTTTTGCGCCTGTTTAATCCAGTAGCTACGCGGATTTAACTGCTTCCGCTTCCGGTTTCGTTCTTCCCGCTGGCTATCACGGCGTTTCTTCCGTTCCATAGCCTTCATAGCCTTCTCACGGTCGCGGCATAGCTGATCAAACTTCAGTTCTTCCAGACATTCATCGCTGCACCACGTCTGGTTGTGATATTTAGGCTCAAAAAAAACGCCGCAGCATTTGCAACGGCGTCTTATGGTTTTTTTAGGGTTCTGCATAAAAACCACCCCGATTATTTTTGATTCTCTGTTTCGTTCCGCCTTTCGGCGTGTCCGGCCCTTAGCCAATGTTCTAAGCATTCGTTGCACTCGTTACAGCCTCCTTTCTTCGTGCTGCATACATTGCACATTGCACGCATGACGCTTTCTCTTTCATAGTCGTCATGCCATTGGTAATCATCAAAAGACATAATGCTCTCTCCTTTTCAGGTTATTTCTACGCATTTCAGCGATGCCGGATTTTTAAAGAGTATTTTGTTTGCTTGAAGTATACAAAACGGATGCGCCAGAACAAGGCGAAAAGCGCCATTATGTGATGCATATCACGCTATGACGCCATTTTGTAAACTTTAGTCCGGTAAAACGCGGTTAAGCGTAGTCCGCGTGATGGCCCTGTCGTTAGCCAGGAATACAGCTCGTGCGAAGCCGCGCGGCGTTAGTGAGCGGATCATCTTAGTGCGCTTCGACTTTCCGCCTAACTTCGCGTGCTGCTTACTGTCTTCCCATTCATCCGGCATTGGTACAGGCCGGAATAGCGGCTGCTTAAATCCATTACCACACCAAATACATGTTTTCTTCGTGTAGGCATCGCGGTCGGCAATGTATTCCGGGAAAGCAGGATGTTTGTCATCTTCAGGCAGGTAGCCACCGTAAACGCAAGGATTGAAGATAAAATCCGGTTTACGCCATAACGTTGACAGTGCGCCAACTGGATTTTCCACCATCCACGGCACGTTATACATATTCGCCAGTTTTTCTACAATTTTTGCGTTATACGCCGCCTTTACCTGGAAGCCAGGATCTTTTTTCCGTTTATCAGCGAACCAACGAGCGCCTGATACGGCAAGATCATCACACGGAGGAAAGCCCAAGATAATGTCAGGATCTGGATAAACAGACAATTCAGGGGAGAACATTACCAGGAAATGGCTGTCAATCCATACGTTAACATATTCAATATTTGGATGAATTATTTTTACCCCGTCATAATCCCCGTGATTAGCGCCGTCATAGTTGAAGCAATAGCATTTATAACCAGCTTCCGCCCAATCTTTAACGGCGTACCCGCTTCCGTCGTACAGCGACCAGATAACCCAATTTCTAAGCCCGCTCATTTTCCACCCTCAAACGTGAAATAGCGGCGCATGATGATAGTGATCACCGTTACCGCTGCCATTTTTGAGATGAATTGAATAGCTGATATTTCCGGCATAAATGCCATAAACGATAGCGTGGGAAAAATTAACGCATCGCCAATGGCGGACGCTATATTTGCAGGCCAGCGTTTGGAATCGAAATCACCAGGTAGAACCCGGTAAACGCCGCCAGAAATAAGCGCACCGGAAACAACCGCGACGAATTCGAATTCCCGATCCATTCCTCTAAAAACAGGTTTCGGCGTCTGCCATAGGTCTTTTATTTCTTTCGGCGTATGACTGCCGCCGTAATCATTTTTCATTGCGCCCCCTTAGAAATAATCCTGCTCCGTCCCCCAGCGGTTATTCAGATACCCCACCAACCACACAAAACGCTCAATGCTGATTAGCGGGGCGACCTTGCGATAATGCTTGTCGAGTATCAGCCGCGTGGCTTTATCGCTATATCCGTTTCTTTCCACCTCTGTCTTGCAGGCAGAAAGCGCCGCCCGCGCGGCAGTTTTAACGGCATTAAATTGCGGCTCTGACAGGTTGAATAAAGCCATAACTAAAACGGATCATCCCAATCTGGCGCGGCAGTCCAGCAAAACCCGACAAATGCGCTAACCGCCAATAAAGCGCGGGCGACAAAAAGAATATTCCCAATGTCGTTAAATTCAGGCATCGACCACGTAATAAAAATCGCCCCCAGCATAATAACGACGATAACAGCCGCTGCCGCCAGGAAAACAAAAAGCGTAGCTAAAAGCCACGCTCCCAACCAGTTTAAAAAGCTCTTAAACATTTTTAAACGTCCTCAATCACTCCGTCTTTCACGCGTTCTTTAATATCCCATACGTGGGGCTTGCATACTTCATGGTAATAGTGATCCGGCCTGCTGCCGAAATACCATTCGCCATCCATATAAAAATAAACGCCAGAAAAATCACCTGGCGCTGCCTTTGTTGCTGCTTCTGGAATTTTCCATTCCCTGTAATGTTTAAACTTCATGCATTAATACCGCCTGTTTAAGCGCGCTCAATCTATAAGGCATTAAACGAAAATGCTGTACACCATCAATAATGTTAACTCTGTAAATATCACCGACCGCGTTATAGTAATAACAGCCAGCATAACCGACCCAGCTAATTTAGCGTTATCCGGTAGCCTATAGTCTCCAACGCATTTCATAAAATCACCTCATATGGTATTCAATAAATCATCTAACAAATAAACAGAAAGCAACAAATCTCCAGCAAATGCACATGAATAACAATGCGTCGTCCATAATCAAGCCTCCATTAATCCGTAGTCGAATTTACCTAAATATCTTTCAAGGCTAGCAACTTCAACACCATCAACGCACCGCTTCCACACGGATATCTGGTATTCGTTTTCTCTCAAGTGCATATTAAAAAGCACTTCATCGGCTGGATAGCTTTTCCCGGCGACGTAGGCATCGTGACCTACACCACCTTCTACACAGTAGAGCATCAATTCGCGCTCCATCTTGTTTTCTCCGCGCCGTAAACCTTTCGATTTCTTCTTACAAAACGGATATGCGATCACAGCACAAAATGTATATTTATGTGATCGCGATCACCCTGTTAATGTAGTACACGTTTTTCCTGTTTCGGCATTGGCTGTGCACGTTTTCTGGCATCATTCAGCGTCGCCAGAACACACTGGACGCCAAAATCATTAGCCCGCATATTATCGCCGACCATATCACCATAAATAACAGGCATGAATTTTTTCACTTCTTCCGCGTCGCGCCCTTCTTCTACCGCTTTCTTAAGCACTTCAGCTTCAAGGCTATCTCGCATCAGTTCACGGATTGTATGCAATGAAGCACTACCCATCACCCCGTCGCCCAGCGGGACCATTATCGCACTACCATACGCAAGCGGGTCCAGTTCTTCCGGCACTGGTACACGTCCGAATTCCTCCTCCATGCGTCTTACGAAAGTGAGGCAGAACACATAACGCGCTACCGATGTTTTTTCTTCCATATTTAGAGACACGTAATCGCGGATTGACGCATCCATCACAATGTCAACAACCTGTAGCGCCAGGTTTAAATCACCGTCATACGCGCCAGCGTTCATATCTTTTAATACTTCGTGATAATCCTTAGTTACCACTTCGTGAAAGCTCGCGTCTTCTGTGTAGCGAGTAATTAACATGCCTTCGCTGCCGAGTGAATAAGCCGTTTTGATATTGTTCATAATATTTACCCTTATAGTGGATGATGCCATTTCATTTCAGTTTCTGAATTAAACGGGTTTTCTTCGCTTGAAAGGAATAAATCACGCTCCCGTTTCAGTTCTTCCGGGCTTATTTCTATTTCATCAATCTGACCGAACGATCCCGGCATCATTCGTTTTAAGTCAGATAGCGGTCGCATAAGGCCGCAGCCGCGTAACAGCATATCAACCGCGAATTTTCGCCGCCCGCCAGCGTCATTGAAGCGGCGCGACCAGGGCGCTACCACGATCCGGCGTTCGAATTCGATAAATAGTGATAGCTTGTTTGTGTTAGCGTCATACGCTTTGTGGAATTTAATTTTCATTTAACACCTCGACATATTGCTCAAGATGCCATTGCCCCACCTCGTCGTAATCTTCATCAAATATTGTTACTTGACCACCCGGGCCGAAATGAAAGGCAGTAGCAATAAATTCATGTCCCCACCATGACATTAATCTTTCACCGCCTTTCAGGTGTTTAACCTTCACTAATTTTATAGCCATACGCCGAACATCCCATCCAGTCCGGCGAACAATTTACGCCAGTGGTTTTCAACATAAGCCCGGAACGGCTTAACGCGAACATTGCGGGCCTTCAGTTCAATCTTGTCGAAGAAACGCGGCTCTATAATTGTTCCGTCCAGATATTTAACCAGGATTGGGCGCTCAAGATCGTTATATGTCTTGTTCAGCACAACCAGACCAGGGTCACTACGATATTCAGGCAAAACAACAAGATCGCCCTCTTTTACATTCCAAGTAACCATCACATCAACCCCTTACCAATAAAAGCCAATACCGCAGCAAGTGCTCCGCAAAATGCAATCGTAAACAGGAAACAAATAACGCAAAACGCGACCGTCACAATATCCTTACCGACTTTCATGATTAACCCCACATATTAGTAATCAGTTTTATGATCGCTATCGTGATATAAAGCGAAGCGGCAAGATAAGCAACCGCTATTGCAACCCCTGCGGATAACGCTGCTATTTTGATTATGTTCATTTTTCAGCCTCCGCAATAAATTTATCCAGCCATTTATTATTCGCCAGGCGTTCGGCATCTTCGCCAAATGATTTACGATCGCTTAATTCCTGTCGAGTAGGGAAAGGCCATTTATCACTCCAGCCCGCAGACGTTTCGAATTCATAGTTGCCGCCGCCGAAATCAACAAATACATCACTATCATCAAGGCTTTCCGCAGTTCTCTGAAAACCTCTACAGTTATTTTCGCTTAATGTTGTAGCTGTCATGATTAACTCCTCATTAATCGTTAATAACCTGGCCCATACGCCCGCGATATTTGCGCATACGTGGATCGACATATTCAGGCCAATGCATATCATCAGTTTTCTGTAGTGGGTAAAAACTTGCCTGCCAGTTGTCGAACCATATTTGCTTTGCGTACAGGTCACTAAATCTTTTTGCCATCCGATCCGCTGCCGTGCCGCATAAAAAAAGCTCATGATCGATTTGATCACGGGCTTCTTTTAATACTTGCTCTTTTGTTCGTGGTGGCGGTGGCGCTTTTAAATAATCACCCATCGCTAACCTATTTAATCAGAACGGGATATCGTCATCGAAGTCCATCGGCGGCGGATTATTCCCGTTATTATTCTGCTGCTGCGGCGGCGCTTTCTGCTGCTGGCCTTGCTGCTGGCCTTGTTGGTTAACGTTCATGAATTCAAATTCGTTAACCGCCACTTCTACCGCCGTCCCCTTAGTGCCGTCGTTCCGGTCATATTGCCGAACATCCAGGCGACCACTTACAACTATCTTTCCACCCTTGCGGATATGTGACGCTAATTTTTCCGCTCGCTCACCGAATACCAGGCAAGTGATCCACATCGTCCGCTTATTATCGCCGTAGCCATTCGTTACAGCTAACGGAAAACTACCAATCGCCTTCCCGTTTTGCGTATAGCGTACTTCCATGTCGTTTCCGATATTCCCGCCAAGCGTGATTGAATTTAAACTCATTAGCTCATCTCCACATTAAGCTCTGCGATCCGGATGTCATAAACATCTTTTGCTTTAACTCGATGTTCCGATCCTTCCGGCAGTAATTTCCAGCATTTACCGAATATTTCACGCAACTTGTTAGCGTCCGGCGCTTTCGCTGCTGCATCACAGAAACGCGCTAACACTTCATCAGGATTTGGCGGCGCTTTCTGCTGCTGCTGTTGTTGTTTTGGCTGGTTTTTCTGCTGTCTAGGCTGCTGGCCTGTCTGCTTACTGTAAGCATCAGTATCCGCGTCTTTTGCATCGTCTATGCAGAATAAACCGTTCAAAGCATATTTCCGCGCGTAACTTGATGTTGCTCCTGTTAGCTGGCTTGCATCCATTCCCTTCTTATTATCTTCCTCCCTTGCGTAAGCAGTTACCGCTATCGCGTCCTCACCGTCACTTAGTGTCGCCGTAGCTTTCACGTAATAGCGTTCGCCAATTAAGACGATTTCATCACTTACCGTCAGAGTGATATTTTGAAGCAGTGGTTTAACAGCCTCTAAAATATCTTCTGCCGAACGATAATTATAACCGCCAAAATTATTGCGCTGACTTTTCGGCGCATTCAGCGTCTGCTGAATAGTCCACAGCTTTTTATGTAATTCTGTTTTCACCCTTTAATCTCCCTCGCTGTTAACACTACATATAAAGCTTTATTCGCGGTGCTCCACATTTCGGCATCGTGAAGCATTTCCGCTACAGCCAGTTTGAATTGAAGCGCCTGAACAACCATAATGTCACCTTTGAAAGTTTACATTTTGTATTATCTGTAGCGTACTTTATCCAGGGGTTTTTCCCCTAGACTACGCGGTTGTGTTGCGTGGTAGTAATTGCCGCTTTCGTTTTCCGCATACCATTTTGCCGCACCTTTGCGATGCTCTTTAATGCCATTCGGTTTGCATCTTTCTACGTTTGCAAAACGAATAGCTTTATCAACATTGTCAGTTTTATTGATTGCAGGTGATGATTTTCTTTCGTTTTCTCTTTTTATTCTTCTGCGTTCCCTGGCATTTATTTTGCTATCACATTTGCCATACATAATTGTTACGGTCATAATCTGATCTCCTTATATCCCATGATGATACTTAATAAAAATCATCTTCATTAATTGCCGCACTTCCAGCGGCTGACCAGATTGTTAAAGAGCAAGTAACCTTCTTTCCCCTGCCTTGCTACCTCCTTTGCCTCGAAATATACGCCCCGTGATACACCGAGTCAATCCATTTTGTATACTTTTTTAAATATTTTATATGTCATTGATATTTAAATAATAAAACACGTTTTATGTTTACGTTTTGGTGTTTTCAGGGCAAAGAAAAGCCGCCATTCGGCGGCTAATTTTTTATGGCAGGTTTACGATCTTCGCGTCCACCACCACGCCTATGATTTTCGATTCAGGATTCATGGGGATTGGTGGATACAGCGGGTTAAGCGAACGTAAAAGCCTTTGACCTCCATCAATAATCAACTGTTTAAACGTCGGTATTTGCCCTTCCTCAAGCTGTGCTATAACCAGCTTTCCATCGATAGCTGGCGCGTGTGGGTCAACAAGTATCATCGTCCCGGCAGGGATGCTCAACCCCTGCGGCGCGTTCATTGATTCACCTTTAGCAACCAGCCAGTAACTATCATCTGAACAAATAACGCTAGTCGTAACGTGTGGTAATGTTGATCGCCTTGTATCTTCCATATTGTTTACTGTGTCCTTCCAGTCAACAACCGGGTAACTGCCTAAATCACGCTGCGGCGCTCCCGGTAACGTGTTAGAAACAGAATCATCAATGACCATTCCATCATGGGTAACAGTGAACTGCCGACGACCAAGTGCCCGCATAATCCGCGCAATATCTTCAAGATTTGGCTCGCGGCGACCGTTAAGCCAGTGTGACAGGCCGCCTTTAGTTATCCCCATGAGATCCGCGAGTGAATCCTGGCTCATGCCTTGCGCTCGCATGAGCTGCTTTGCTAAGTCATACCATTTGTTTTCATGTCGCTACCCTATAACCTCAAAAGTTTGATACAAGTCACAAAATGTATTTTTCAAAGCCTTGATTTAAAAACTCCATTCTGTAAACTTGCAGACAAGGTAAGGCCATAGTTGCAAAGACGCAAAAAAAAAGATAACGGAATAGCACAAAAAGGCGCATACCTCATGCTCTTTAAAAATCCGGTGTCGCTGCGAAGCGAAAAACAAATATCACGCAACGGCGGGATCTGTTGAGCGGTCAGTCACTGCTATCTAATGCTAATGGGATGCCCGCCCGCGCGTTCACTCTAACCATAGGAGAAAAACAAGATGAGTATGCACATGATGAATGAAGCATGGAACGTAAAACTTAACAGCCCGATCCAAAAACTTGTCTTAATTGCGTTTGCAGAAAAGGCAGACAACAAAGGCCGCGCACATGCTTCACGCGAAGAGATCGCAAAAGTGTGCGAACTGCCACTGCATACTACTGTTGACGCATTAAATTCATTGATCCGCAAAGGATTCATTAAACGCGCTGACGAATACGGCGACATTTATGACATTGCATTGCCGGAGGAATGATCTATGAAATGGTTTAAGCATGATAGCGATGCAAACCGCGATGAAAAACTTCAAAACGTTTTATTAGATTATGGCCTGGAAGGGTACGGGCTTTATTGGTATTGCCTAGAACTAATAACTTATGACGTAGATCAGCACAATCTAACTTTTGACCTACGACATGACGCAAGAATAATTGCGCGAAACGTCGGATCTACTGAAAAACGTATAGAAGAAATGATGAAATACTTCATCGAAATTGGTTTGTTTGAATGTTCTCAAGGCCACATAACTTGTTTAAAGTTATTGAAAAGGCTGGACCAATCAATGACTTCTAAAAGCGCTTACAGGGCCGCCATAAACACAGCGAAGGAGCAATTAACATTAGAAAAGTTAATCAATCCAACACAAAAAGGTCATGACCGGGTCATGACCAGGTCAGGAAAGGGTCATGAATTAGAATTAGAAGTAGAAAAAGAAAGAGAAAAAGATATATACACTTCGTGTATTGTCGAAAATGAACAAAAAATGGTCAATCAGGATGGCGTAAACGAAGCGGCATTGCGTTGCCTGGCCTTCTACAACGACAAGGCAGGATGCAAATGTCGTGATGCTAAGCCATTCGTAGAACTACTGACAGAAACAAAAACACGTAAAGCGTATACGGAGGATGAGATCACATTAGTGATTGAGTGGGCTTTAACGCAATGGCGTAGCCGTGGTGGAACACCTAAGCCTATCAACATTTGCCGGGTAACTAAGTTTGATGGGTATTTGGCTGATGCTGAACAATGGCGCAAGCTATCAGCTACTGTAAACGCCGCCGACGTAGTGGAAGCATTTAACAGCACGTTTGATGGCCTGTTACCACCTGCTGAACTTGATCGGGATCTGGAACGTAAAATTTATGCGTTCTCTGACTACCTGAAAGATAAAAGCGTCAAAGGCTTTATCAGCTACTTCGAAGCGTTCAAAAATACGGCCTCAGATTTTTACTTCGGCAATGGCTTCACTGCGACACTAGATTTCTTACTAAAACCAAAAACGCTACGCGACACCCGCGCTGGCGCTCTTTGACTACCAAGCTTCACAAAAACCCAAAATAACCCACTTAAACGCTCCCCTAACGCGATAAAACATATCAAGTGCTATACTTGCTTGGCTTAATGCGTTTTCTTCGTTATAGAGCGTTTAAGGGCTTTTCACGAA